GGCGGAGAAATGACCAAGCACCTCAACGAACTTTTCCAACCCACCAAAAAATGAAAGATAACAAAACCCACCGCCTCATCTGGATTAAAGTCCCGACTGAGAACGCCAAACGTCTGGACGCCCTCGCCAAGAACTGGGACCTGACCAGAGCCTCGCTCTGCCGTCTCGTCGTCACTCAGTTCCTCAACGAGAAGAACCCGACCATCAACATCAATTCCACCAACAATGAGCAATCCAACTAATCCTACCTACGTGTACGACATCAGGCCCGAACTCGCCGCCGCACTAGTGGCCGCATGCAGTGAAACTAGGGACGTGAGCCCCGATGCGGAGAACCCGTTTCACCACTCGTCCTACGCAACCTTGAGTGCCCATATTGCGGCCACCAAGGCAATCTTCGCCAAGCATGGTCTGGCCATCATCCAGTTCCCCATCGGCTCGGCTGAATCCGTAGGCATCCGTACCTGCATCGTCCACAAGAGCGGCGGCCAGATGGGTTACACCTGCGAACTGCCCGTCGATAAGGACAAGTTCAAGGGTCAGGATGCTGGTTCGCTTTTCTCTTATTTGAGAAGGTACGCCATCGCCTCCGTTGCAAATCTGGCTACGGCTGATGATGACGCAGAAGCGGACAGAGCCTCCAAGGCTCCCGCTCCCAAGTACATTCCCAACCCTGTAGCCGCTTCTGCCCCTAAAGCCGTTGCCAAGCCTCAGGCCGTCGCCAAGGACCCCGAGACTGTCGGAGACGCCATGAGGACTGTCCTCCACTTCGGCAAGAATAAGGGCAAGGCCCTCTTCGAACTGCCCAGCAATTCGCTGGAGTGGTACATCAAGGAGTTCCAGCCCAAGGGTTACAAGGACCAGCCTCCCAGCCCTCAGGACATCGCACTCCGTGCCGCTCTGGACGCCATCCAGAACGCCAAGGGTCAGGCCAGCGAGCCCACCAGCGACGACGTTCCGTTCTAATCCTTTGCTCCCTTAGTTCAACGGATAGAACAACTGCCTTCTAAGCAGTGAATCTAGGTTCGATTCCTAGAGGGAGCAATTTTCCACCCACACACACATGAAACAAAGAACCCACAACAGGAAGTTCGGGGCAGTGAAGACTGTCATCGGCAAGACCATCATCTGCACCAATGTCTCCAAAGACTTGGCCGCTGATGTCGATGTCCTCGCCACCGCTGAAGGTATCAGCCGTTCCGACTTCATCCGTACCGCAATCGTCCGTGAGGTCGCTTTCCGTTCCTACATCAAGGAACGTGATATCGCCTCCTGCGAAATCGGCGGCGGCTTTGCCTACGGCTCCAAGGCCAAGGACAAGCACTACGCTGAGCAGATTGCGGTGGCCTACAAGGCCTTCAACGCCGCTCTCGCCCTCAAGTAAGGCGACTGGCTTTAATAAGCCGAAGCGTAATTAAAGCGAAAGCGGTTTGGCGTTAATAAGCCAAAGCCTTGTTAACACGGGAGTCTTCGGACTCCCTTTTTTGCGTCTATAGGGCTGTAGGGACAGAACCAACTGTGACCCCCATTTAACCTCTCGGCACCCTCACGACACATGAATACCAACAGCCTCAGGATGGCTTACCTTCATCACGGGTCAAGCGTCCGCTGACCGCTTTGTGATGCTGGTACGCTTCCACGAGGAAAAGCAAGGCACCGATTCCGATGAGTACGCCGACGCCAATCTTGAACCAAAGGGACTCAACCACGTCCTGAATGATGAAAGGGCATGCAAAGAAGAACGCCGACGTAGCCAGCAAGGTGAGCCCGTTCTTCTTGCTCAGGCCAAGTACGCTGGAGCCAATCAACAGCAGGACGCTGGCGATGGCGAACCATGAGCCGAGGGTGAAGCACTGGGCTCTGAGTTCAGAGAACGCCTTGTCCTTGCGGATGGCTTCGTTCTCCTCCTTGAGCGACAGGTTCTCCAACTGCACCATATCCACCATGGTCCACAGTTCGTTGGTTTCTTCCTCCACCTTGTTGGCCTTGTCCTCGGCTTTCTTGAGTTCCTTGGAACTGGTCAGGGCTGACTTGAAGGCGTCCACCTGCTTCTGGGTGGATGGCTTGATTCCGTCCAGTCTGGTGATGGTGAGTTCGACTAACTTGGCGTGAGGCATGGAGGTGCCATCCTTGGCCACTTTAAGGGCCGCAGACGCCTCCGATGCCTCGTTCTCGATGCGGGTGATGTACTTGTCCTTCTCTGGGTTGTCCACGACCTTGACCACGGGGGGCAAGGGCTTGGTGGAGCAACCAATCAGAGCAAGGCAGACAAAACCAGCCCAGCAACAAACCCGATGGCGAACCATCTGATAGTGTGATTGGCCCATAGGTAGTTAGCGATTTCTTTGATTTTTTCCATGGAGAGGATTAGAGCCGTTCAAGACCCTCAAGACAAGTTGTATGAGTTCAGGCGTGGCTGAGCCGCAACAGGAATAGATGATGGCCTCGTACAGAGGCTCCACCTTTCCGTGGACGGCGAAGTAGCACAGCACCCCTACGATTCCGCCTGCGATGATTCGTCTTACCCATAGCCACCAAGGAACATCCTCCTTGGCCAAAAGCAACCTGCATAGGGCACCCAAGGCCCCGAGCATGGCTACAATCCACCCACCTTTCTTCAACTCTTCGGCGGTCTGTAGTAGGTTGTTATCTGGCGGAGTCATCTTCGTCTTCGAGGGCTTCGCCCTTGGTCGGAATCTTGCGGCCCATCGTGACCTTGCTGAAGTTCCTGTACATTCTGGAGAGCATCTCAAGGGTCTGGGTGTTGGGTTCGGCACGGCCCTTGCCACCGCCAGAGGGCATGAGCATGGCGATGCCATCGACAATCTTCTTCCTAAAGGCCTTCTTGTGGGCCTCCGTGGGCATTCGGGGCTTGAACCTGAGGACAGGACCGCCGCACGAGAAGTAGGTGGACATGGCACGGGACAACGCCTCGGGGTCAGAAATGTTGACCTTGTTGACATGCTTCATCCATACCTTCGGTCCGACCACGTTGAACACTGGGCCGAAGGGTGCCATGGGCTTGGAGTTTTGGCTTCGGAACGAACTGCCTGACTTGGGCTCTTCCCTGCCTAGGTTCGATACGACACCTCCGAATGCCGCTGGGAGGACGTTGCCCTTCCTGTTGTATTCGGAGGGGTTGTAGTCGTCGCTAAGTGCCGAAACCATGCTTTCTCCAGTCGTCTTGCCGTGGGTATGGCCTTGGGTGACATAGGCACCGACAGGGGACCACTCGCTCAGGAACTTGGAGATGTAGGGCAGTCTGCCCATGTACTTGGAATTCTGGAAGAACGCCTCCCTGAGCATGGTCGGGTTGTTAATCTTTTCCATGATTGCACGGCCAGTCTTGGGGTCAACGAGCGTGTAGGTCCCGTCTGCGGCGACTGTGACCAAGGGTCTTTGGAATGCGTCGGTGGAGAACCCGTCGATGGACGCCTGCTTCTGCCCGTACATGATGGACTGGATGAACCAAGAAGGTGCACCATACTGGGACACATATCCCATGGCTCTTCCAGCCTCGGACCAATAGAACATGGAGGAGCCAGCGTTGGCCACGGCGGAGTCGATTACTCTCTGCCTGTCGCTCTTCTCCCCATCGCTGACCTTTCCGTAGTACTGCTTGAAGAAGTCGGTGGCCAAGTCCTTGGCCTTATAGGGCTTCCCGTCAGCATCGAGCATGCTACTTTCTCCCTGACCTACATACGGGTCGGCAGGTCTTCCGATGTAATCCATCGCACCCTCGATGTGGGCTTCGCCTCCAGACACCGCCCTCCAGTAAGAGGAAACGTCACCCATGTCGGCAGGCATGATTCCGTCAGCCATAATCAGCGGGGCGGCTTCAATTGCCGCCTTGGTGACGTGCAACCTGATGTCTCCGCTGACGCCGTTATGCTCGAATGCGTTGCCGTTTCTGAACACGGACACGAAGAAGGCGTTGTCCACTTCGGTCAATCTCTTGAAAAGGCCTCCGTGCAACTGACTCCTTACGGATTCTGGGAGCACGAAAATCTGGGCCATGACATGTGCGAACGTGTTGTCCGACGACATGGTAAGCATGTTCGCCTGCCTGCCGATAAGCATGGTCGGTACGATGTCCAACGAGTGTCCTCTCATCACCTGCATTCTTGCGTCGGAATAGGTGATGGCACCAAAGCCAGCGTTGGCCGCACGAAGGATTGTGCCAGTGACAGCCACGGGCTTGTAGATGTCCTCGACTCCGTACGGAAGCGTATTGGTCAGTCTGGGGGCGTTGTTGCTCGGCTTAATCGGCACCTGAGGCGAGAGTTCGTCGATTCTAACCTGCAAGTCCTTAATCTGGGCAGGAACGACGCCCATTCTCGAAACATGCGAGATTAGCCCAGAAATCGAACTGGCGGCGAACTGACCGAGTGCGGTGTTGGCCGCAACGTACTGCACAGCATAGGATGCCATATCTTCGTCTGGAGCGGGAGCCCTTTGTGCGTTCCTGAAGTCCAACTGATGTGCGTTCATCGGATTGGAAATCATGCCAGCAGATGGGAACAGAAGTTGTGAGGGGTTCATCCTGTCATGGTCTTGGCCTGACTCTATCAGGACGTACCTGTTTGGGTTCTGGGTGACCGAAGATGCCAGAGGACTATCTTCGTATCCTTTTCCGAAGTTGCCTTCGACGGGTGCTCCGTCTGGCTGTACTTCTGGCATGAGCATCTGATTCCTAGGAGACTCAAGACGCTCACGATAGGTTGCGATGAGGTTGTCGAAGAACTTAGCCTTGGCCAGCCTGCTGGCCTTCGGACCAGCATAGTCACGAAGGTGTTGCTGCTCCAAGGCGTCGCCCGAAAGGACGGATTCCCTCATAGACTCGATTCTGTCGATGGTTCTTGCCGCAACTGCGTCCCAGTCAACGTCGGTGGCACCGACCATGGCGTTGTTGGATTCGGTGATGTGGAGGGACTTGCTGATTACCTCTGGGTCTTGGGCCGCATAGACCATGAAGACGAAACTAGGGGTAGGCTGGGGCCTGTTCGATGCGTCCTCACGATAACTGAAAGAGTCGTTTTCAAAAACGTATCCCATGAACGACTTTGGAATTAGTGCCGCCATGAGGTCCCCATGGGCCAGATTGTTGATTTGTACGGCGAGCCTTCTGCCTACCTGAACCGCCATTCTTCCAGCCTCTTCGTTTTCATGGATGCGTCCAGTCCTGTAATCCTGAAGGTCTGGGTGTGCGTAGACTGGGATTGTCTCCTTGCCGATGTAGGGCCTGTAATGTTCTGGAACCTGCATGGTCCTTCCAGTCTCCTTCAGCATCAGGCTGTCCTTCAGCATGTAGAGTTCGATTGGAGACAGGATGGACAGGTTCTTCATCAGGAACATGGTGTTCATCCTATTGTCCCCACGGGCGTTCATCATCTGATACCTGAGGTTCTGGTTGATGAGCGTCTGGGCGTCCTTGACCGATGCTTCCAGCCTCTTCTTGGCCTCGACTAGTTTGGCCAAGTCTCCAGACTTCTTGAGTCCTTCGATTTGCTCGAACGTATCTGGTAGCGATTTTTCTGCGACGTTCGGGTCGCCGAAGGTATGGTACTGGAAAGAGTCAGACTGGATTTCTTCGATTCCGATTACGGCCTCTGGGGCGTACTTAAATCCGCTGACAGCGTCTTCTCCGTGGAAGGCAGGCTCGGTATGGTTTGCGATTCCGTACTCACCAGAAAGCACAGTCTCGGTGCTTCTTACGTGGCCCAACTGGAAGGTTCCGGGGTCATTGTTGTCGTAGTGACTGAAGTCTGCCACGTTTCCTCCGACAAGTTTTCTCACGGCCTCTACTCGCTCGATGGTGTCGATGATGCTCTGAATCTTCTTCTTTTGCTCTGGAGAATCGGAGTGGTTCATCCTGTCCTTTAGCGTTTCCTTCGCCCTTCTAGACTCTTCGAGGAGTCTGACGTTGGTCACTTCTACGAACTGAGGGCTGGACTGGTAGAATCCAGTAAAGGTCGCATAGGAAGCATGGTAGTTTCCTCCATGGAAGTAAAGGTTCTGCTGGCTGGCCGACGGATAAGGCGTTGCGGAAGACACGCTCTTGAACACTCCGACTCCAGTATTGAGGGAAGACGGGGTGTCTTCGCCAGAAGTAGGATTCAGCGGGTTCGTTTCTCTGGTCTGATTGGAGTACTCAATCTCATAAGGATTGATGAAGCCAAGTTCACCCAAAAATGTTTCGATAGTCTTGTACTGGTCGGCGAGCCTTCCCCAGATTGCGTCCCTCATGACGTATTCCAACTGGGCAGGTCTTACGCCTCTAGTCTCCCCGAAGAATCCTTCCTTGGTCGCAGAGGTTTCCGTAGTGTTCTTGTACAGATTCCTCATGGCCTCGATGCTGTCCATCAGGCTTCCAGTGATTAGGTCTGGGGGCATGCCCATTTCTGCAATCGTGAACTCAAGGGACTTTTGAAGTGCGGCGGAAAGGGCCTGTGCGTCGGCATGGGTTTCCTCCACATTAAGTTTGTCTTCAATAAGTTTGGCTACCTTCTGGAGATTATCCAAGTGGGTGTTGACCACGAAATCTTCCTTTGCTTGAACGTCATCAATGAAGGGCAGGTTGTAGAATCCGCTCAGCGAGCCAGCCTTGATATTCCTGTTTTCGGACAGGATTGGGTTGTTGTTGGAACGTCTGATTTGCCTGCTGGTCCTAGGATAGACAGTGTAGATGAACTCGGCTAGGTCCTGTCTGGTGAGGGGCGTGTTCATGTTGTCGTGCAGGAGGTACACGATGCCAGTCATACGCATCTCGTCCTTGGAGACGGCGTTTTCCCTGATGAACTTGTACCATTCCGCACCAGTCATGCTGTCAGGGTAAAGGTCCCTTCCAGACTTACGCTTTCCGTAGGCCACGACCTTCATCAACTTGGAAGAGAACTCTACTGGACCGCTCCCGTTGCCGAACGTGAGTTTTCTTCTGAGAAGTCCCTCCAGTTCTCTTGCGTCCCTGCTACCAATCATGAGGTTGGCGGACCTGACCTGAACGGGGGGTAATTGGGTCTGCAATACGGAGCCAGTGCTGAGTGCCTGACTCACGGCATTCGCCTCGGTGGAAGTCATGGACTTGTCGAAATCTCCGACGTAGTACGACTTGCTGTTCACCATGGCTAGGCCAGATTCGTTCTCCCTAAGGAACCTTCCAGACTGTACGCTGAAGTCCACGTTCGAGTCTGGGTTCGTGACTCCCTGCTTAATCTGCGGAGCGTCCATGCCTGCGGCCACTAAAGCCTGAGCCATGATAGCCTTGCTGGCCTTGACGCCGAATTGTGCTCTGATGGATTCGGCTTCGGCTAGGGTCTTGACTGGAACCACCTTCTTGGTGGTGATTGGGTTCCCGTACTGGTCGATGCCAGTCTGGAAGTCGTAGGTGACGAAGTAGCCAGTAGGCTTGGCTTTGGGTCCTCTGTGGACGATGGAGACGCCGTTCTCTTCCTTGCCGTCCCATGCGAACTTCAGCAAGTCCTTCCTATTAGGGAACATAAGTTCGATGGCGAGCGTGGTGTCCCCGTTCTTCGTGATGTGTCTTTCGGCGTCAGGGATGGAGAAGCCGTGGTCGGATTGGATGGCAAGTTCTGCGACCTTCTCGATGTCTCCGAGCAATCTCGGATTTCTTCCAAGCACGAGGGCGGCTCTTCTAGAAAATGCGTTTTTATGTTCTTCGACGTCCAAGATTTGGCTGTACTCGGAAGTGGCCTCTGGGTTTTTCCTGAGGATTTCTTCGATGTCAGCCGAATCAAGCAGAGAAGAGCCAGCGGAGTCTTTCATCAAGGCCGCAAGCCTACTGCTATTCCCCCCACCACGATGGTACTGGGGCCCGAGAGAACCAGAACTTGCGGTCATGCCTCCGAAGATGCTTGCTCCGTCTCCGAGCGGAGGAATCAGCAGGCCTGTGCTTTGGCTCTGGCCAGCAAGGATTCTCATCAGGTTGGACATGGACCCTCCGATGAAGACGTTGTTCAGGACCGAACGGATGACTTCTGGCGTGGCGTTGGCTGGTAGCGTGATGCTTGCGTACTGATGCCCAGTCCTATGGCCAAGGATGGAATAGGCCAAGTTGACAGCCTCGCCGTCGTTGTGTGCGTCGTCAGAAGACATCATCTTTTCGAACGCAACACTCTGCCCTGAGGACCTGAAGGGTATGCCAGACTTGTTTACGTCCACGCCCTCGTACCTAGTCCTGATTGAATCTCCCTTTGCGATTCTAGCCCTAGCAGACTTGATTAACTGCTTACGCCAAGACTCTCCTCCGATGGAGAACGCTTGGTTCATGCCAGCAGGCTCTGCGGAGTAACTCGACGTGTTCATGTTTCCGAACAAAGCCATGTGGATGTTGGGTGGCGAGATATCGCCAGTATACGGGTCGTAGCCTAGGGATTCCTGAAGACTGAATCCGATTGGAATCTTTCGTCTTTCTTCCTGAGGAGTATACTGCCTTCCGAGGTAGCCAGCCTTGTATCCAGCATGGTCGCCAGTGATGTTGATGACCAGCCTTCCGTCTTCGAGACGCTTCCATGCGAATCCAGCCATCGGATTGGTCATGTAGGGCATGTTCTCGGCGAAGGTGTCGTATTGGGTCGTGCCATTGTCCCTGTCTGGGACGAAGGGAAGGCCAGCAAACAATGCGGAGACGCCCTGTGCGTGTGCCTTGAACTTGATTCCAGAAGAGCCGCCTTCGGTTTCATGCGACTTCATGGATTTGCTGGTGATGGCTCGTCCGCTGAGCCTGAATCTGGCAGGCTCGATGCTTACCTTGTCGGTCCCCATCTTCTTGGCCTGAGCGATGATGGAATTGACCACGTTCTTTCTGATGAAAGTCTGGCTGATTTCCGAGCCCCTGAATCCTGCATCTGCCTTATGTACGCCGAGAAGGCTGTCTGGGCTTTGGCTAGGCTGTGCTTCATCCCCCTCGATGGCGAACACGACAGGGTCGTTCGAAGCAGGGTCGTAAACCTTGAACAGAGCCTCGGCCAAGCCCATCTGCTCGCCAGAGAATCCGACGGCTGGAATCTGCAATTCTCTTTGCTGAACAATGTTGGTGTCTCCCGCCATGATGGAGTGGGTTCTTTCGGGATGGTTGATTTGCCCAGTGAAGTAAGAACCGACTGCGGTGTTGGATGCGGAGAAGGTTGGAGACTGCGACCTGTAAGCCATGGGAGACATGTACGTCATCAGGCTGGAATGAGGCCTGTCCTTGGACGGATTTCCGTCGGTCATGTCTGGCACATAGGCCCTAGCGGAAGAATCCATGACGGACCAAGCGGCAAGAAGGGCGTTTTGAGTGATAGGGTCACTGAAGACCGCAGATGCCATTTGGCCAATCCACGAAGGGGACACTCCTTTATTGTAGATGCTATTGACGTAGTCCCTTTCATTTACGCCCATTTCTGTGACGTATCTTCCTTCCGTCAGGTAGAAGTCTAACTGCCTGTTCAACTCAGCACGGGCTTCGTTGCCGATTTTCTGCGAAAGGTTCGGGGCTTCTGGGAGTCTCTTGATGTGCTGATATGCGTTCATCACGCCAAGCATCGTCAGAATTCCATAATTGGAATTGGAAGACGTCAGGTGGCTGATGATTGCGGAAATCTGCTTGGAATCCAGAGTCTCGAAGAAAGCCTTTCTGGCCGCATCCATCTCTGGTGTAAATCTTACGGAGAAGTCGTGACCCCTGTAGGCGTCTCTGGCGGCTTTGAGCAAGGCTCTCTGCTCGACGCTGAGTATGTCTCCGACTACGAGTTTGCCATTCTTTACAACAGGCACCTTTTCGGACATGGCGACAGCCAAGAAGGGTGCGATGCCGATAGCGTAACTTTCGATGGTATGTCCGCCGTCATGCTGTGAGTTGAACGTGTTGCTCTGTGACGGCTGTGCCCAGAGTTTGTAGAAATCCGAATCAGCCGTAAGGGGCTGGGTCACTCCGATGCCTTTCTCCCAAGAAGTCAGATAAAGGGCTGAATGGAGTGCATGGATGCCACTCGTGTAGGGTCGGGCGGAGTCGATGAGTACTCCCCTTTCGCTGAATGTGCCGCCCTGCTGGGTCTGCACGATGGTGGCCGCAAGGTCGGACAACGGACCAATGTAAGACATTGGCCTAGTGACATTCCCGCTTCCGTCGTTGATTGCACCGAAGATGATGGACCTAGCCGCAAGGTCCTTCAGGACGGAAGCCTTTACGGCTGGGATGTTGTACGACCTGCTTCCGACGCCAGAGGGAGAGAGTTGGTTGTTCCAGATAGGAAGTTCCATGTTCCGCTTGTGCGTGAGTGCGGAAGAAGTGTCCGCAACCAAGTTCTCTTGCAGGACGAGGCCTCCGTCGGCACCACGATAGCCTCTCAGTAATGCTAGTTCTTGGATGAATCCAGTGGAGACAGAACTTCCATCCCCAATCTTCTGCACGTTTCTGTGGACATAGTCCCTGCTGGAGTTCTGGGCGTCGCCGATTAGCAGGGTGGCGGACTGGGCCAGAGTTGCGGCCTGCGACGAAATCTTAATAAGGAACCGCATCTTATCAAGACCTGCGACTTCAGCCTCTTGGTCGGACAGTTCGTTCAGGACCTTTTCCGCAAGCGACTTCGTGGCGTAGGCGGATGTCGTCACGGACATCAGGTTGTCTTGGATGTTGATGTCGGAGTGGAATCTTCTTTCTCCGATGTCATCAATAAGTCCGTAGAAACTGAATTCCCTTTGCCCGATTTTGAAATCCGTATTGGAGATTGACCCAGCCCTGATTGTGGACTCTGAAGTGAATCCGACCATGGGCATGAGGGTCTGCAATTCGACGAAAGCATCCCTTACTTCTGGGCTGTATCCGCTCGCATAAATGGCTGGTGCGATACCGATTTGATTGTGAGTTCTGGACGCCTCCATGGAGCGTGGGTCGGTGTGGCTTTCGTACATGGACATCGAACTGCCAAATGACCTGTGGGACTGCGTACCGACTCCGTTGACGGAGTGAGTCCTGAATCCAGCGAGGTCTGGCTCAATCATTGCCAGAGACGCTTCGTCCAATAGCGAGAACTTGACGGCCATCAGTTGGTCGGCCTGAGACGGGTCCATACCCTCGGTACCAGAGGACAACTTCTCGATAATCTTCTGATAGAACGGCTTAATCAGGAACATCTTTCTCGCAATCCTCCTGTTGAGCAATTCGGCCTGCTGTTCGATGGCCGTTCTCATGAGCCTTTCGGCATCCGTGTCAGCAAGGGATTGTTTGGCACCAAAGTATCCAGCGTCCAGATACCCCTTATTGGCCCACTTATCAGTCAGTTTAGCCCAAACTGCATCCTCGACCCAGTCGGGCTTTCTCGGAATGAAAACCGCTCTTCCAGTTGCAAAGTCAATGTTTAGTAAACCGAACCTATTTTTCCCGTAACTTCCTACGGACGTATTGATGTGTTGGAAAATCGTACCAAATTGTTCTGGCATCGCTTCACGGCCAACCAGAGTATCAATGAAATTCCTTACTGGGTCGTTGGTGCTGTAGTATGAGTTGCCCTTGAATGCTGCATCGACGGAAGAAATCAATTTCTTCGGAGTGGCATTTTCAACGTCGAACTTGGCCTTCATCAAGGCCCCGACGCCCATAGACCTAGTGGCGGTTCTTTCGTGAACCAACTGCCTGTGTGCGATTGAGATGAGGTCAACCAGTTCCCCCTTGGTCAGTGTCTCGGGGAAGTCCGTAAGGTCCACTTGGGAGAACAGGGCGGCGTTGGAAAGAAGCAGTCCGTCTTCGCTGATTCCCCTGCTCTTGAGGATTTCTGGGAGGTCTTTTGCCTTAACCACCGACGGGAAGTCGTCTCTCGTGATGATGTCCATGGCCTCGGTGGGCGTGATTAACTCGCTTTCAGACACGACGATGCCGTCGATGATTCTGGCGATGTCTTCGAGCGTCACAGTAGTCTGCCCGTCCTTGGCTATTGCGTTGTAGATACCAAGGCTTCCTTCGCCGTGGCCCTGAACCGAGGCGTTATCAAACTCTCCGTGGAGGAGATTCCTAGTCCTGTCTAGCGATTGTACCCTGTTGCCCTTCACCCTGATGACGCCCTGCCTGAAGGCGAGACGGGGGACGCCGTCCTTGCCGATTTCCCAACCTCTCCCGTAGAAGGCCACGGCATTGAGTCGCTGTAGTTCGTTGTCGAGAGTCCTCAGAACCCAAGACACCAGAGCACCTCTGGCCATCAGTTTAAGGGGTTCGTTGGACCTTTCTTCGGGCTTCAGCCTAGAGTCCCCAGTGCCAGCAATCATCAGATTGGCCACACGGATGGGGGTTTTGTTCTTCAGGGCCAGTCCGATGGCCTTGATGCTATTGCCAGCGTACCCGATTTCCATGGCCCCCTTGATTGCGTCCAGACCATTGACTCTGGTCATGTCAGGGTTGATGCCAGTGGAGTTCAACTCCTCTTGGGTCATCCTAGACCTGCTTTCGGTCAGGTTGGCCTCGATTTCATGCTTCTGGGACAGGTACTGCATCGTGCTGACAGTACTGAAGATTTCCTTGGCCTTGGCGGCAAACGAGCCGACGTCGAGGCCGTGGGGGCCAGAGTCAGCCATCTTGCTAATAATCTGGAATGCGTTGAGGGCCTGCATCGAACGCCTCATGTACTTCAGCGAGTTGTTCATGCCGTTGTACAGCCTGTAAGCCAGAGGAGAGTTCTCGATGGAGAGCATTCCGATTCCGCTCTCAAGGAGATTCTCGAGTTCCATGACATGCTCGCAGACGATGTCCTTGGCATGTGCTTCCCTGATTTCACCACGCTTAAAGGATTCCATGGCCTCCTTGGCCTTGTTCCTGATGTCTGCGATTCTCTTGGACAGCCTTTCTGCGTTCACCCTAGACATGTGCCCAGCGGGGTGGTGCATGTGTGCGTCCGCAAGCCCGAGCATGGACTCTTCCGCAACCCTGATGAGGTTGGGGTAGGCGTACTGCCTGAGGTGCATGTGCATCGGAGAACCAGCCATCTTGATGATGGACTGGATAATCTGTGCGTTCTGGAACTGCGTGGGGGAACTGGAGGGGTCGTCAGTGAAGAAGACCCTACCGCTGTCATTGACCACTCTTTCGGTGCTCAGGGTCCTGCCAGCCTCGCCCGTGATGTTGTTGAGCAGAATCAGGCCTGCGTTCTGGAACAACTTGCTGTCCTTGACGGAGACGGAGTCGGTCCACTGCTCACGACGCTGGATGGCATGCTGGACTTCGTGCAGGATTGTCTCGACGGCGTTACGCTCGAAGTCGATGCCGAAGGATGCGTAGTCTAGGTGGTCGGGAGAGCCACGTTCGTGCATCTCCTTGCCGATGAATCTGTCGATACCAAGCGTGATGACATCCGCATCTGGGTTGTAGTAGGCACCATATCCATAGTCCCACTCGACCCTGACATCCTTGAGGGACGGGTAGTGTGCGTACAGAATCCTGTGGTCCAGAAGTTCGCCTAGTTTGAGCGAGTCCGTGGACATCATGGGTGCCTGACTACGCATGAAGTCCTTGTAGTATGCGTCGAAGTCGGCCTGTCCTCCCTTGGAGAACGGAATAAGGTGCAACTTGCCTCCGACCTTTTCGGTCAGGAGGGACGCATCCTTGTCGCTGAACTCGAATGCCTTGTAGTACTTTCCGCTGTCCGTCTTGACGAAGCGAAGGGCACCAGAGGCGACCATGTCAATTTCCTTGGCGGTCATCCCGCCCAGCATCATGTTAGACCTTCTCAGCGAGACATGGACCTGACCTCTGTTCATGTTCGCAGGGTCATGGCCATTTGCCCTCATGCTGGCCATGGCTTCGTCAGCGGCCTTAAGAATGGCCTTGCCGAACGATGGATTGGTCTTGCTGGGGGCTACCAACGCCCTTTCGACAACGGAATTAGGGCCTCCCCATCCTTCCTTCTTACCTTTCTTGGCGAGTTTGCTACGGCTATGGCCAGCACTGGACGACGCAAGTGCGTGTGCCATCTGGGAGAAGCCCTTGTTGACCATGCTTTGTCCAAACTCAACGGCAGTCAGGGCAGGCCCGATGACGGCACCAGTGGCCTTATCCCTGAGAACGTTGCTGTAATCCTGATTGGTCCACTGCTTGTGGAAGTTATCGTTGTCTCCGTTCAGTACGCTTCTTCCGATTTCGGCCATCTTACAGCCCAGTGCCCATCTATAGACGAAGGCCTTGTCTGCAGTGTTCACCCCAGAATCTTCTAGGTTCTTGACGTATTCAGTCAGGCCGAGAGCGGTTCCATCCTTGGCCCTGTCAAACGGAACGCCGATGGCGGCGGAAGCGATTTCAAGCGTACTGAGGTGCTCACCCTTGGAGTACATCCTGTGCAGGCGTCCCTTGAAGGAGCCGAGGAAAGGTGCGTTTCCAGACAGCATCAGTTCCGTGTGCATGTCGAAGATGGCATCCATGCCCTGAGAAGACACGAATCTTCCCATCATGCCCCTTAGATTAGAAATATTGCCGCCCTGAGGAAGCGTGGTAACTCCCATGTCCTTGCCATTCCTGCCCATGCCGCTCATCAGGTGTAGCGTGTTGGTGCCAATCTGCATTCTTGGCATCCTGAGGGACGGATTGTTCGGGTCAGAGGGGAGGTCGGAGGGTGTTAGGGTGACGATTAAAGCCCCGTTTTCTCCGAACAGTCCGCTCCACAGTTCAGAAGCCTGTCTTGCGATGTCTGGCTGTACGGCGGTATACATCCCGCTACCAGCGGGGAATTCGTACGGCCTGTCATTCAGTTTTGAGGCCTCAAGGTTGTTGGCCTTGAAGAAGTCGTTGGATACATTGCCCTGATTGGTGAGGGTTTCCCTGTTTCCGAACTTGGAAATCGAGTGAGTAAGGTCCAGTCTCTGGACTACCGAATTGTAGAAGTCCCAGAGAGGATAGGTCGTCTGTCCGTTGACTACGACAGTGGTGGCGTCGGCGGTCTTCACCATGTCAGCAGGCAGGTCGAAGAACTGAGGAGGGCACACGACCACGCTGGTACCCTGAACGTCGATTACGAAAGCATCTCCCGCTTGGAACTTCTCGGTGATTCCGCACATCCAGTCGTTCATGCTGGTGACAAACTTAGTTACGGATGGGTCACTGCTCGAAGGTGCGTTGGCGGATTCGTTAAGTTTGCTCTGGGCAAAGGCGTTTAAGAGCGAGTAAGAAATCCTGTCGGACCCATCGGCGAACTGCTTGCCCTTAATCCACCTAGGAATCAAGTTGGTACGGACGGGGGCCTTACCGACCCAGCGATTAAAGACCCTCTCGACGGACTCCTCGCTTCTTTCCCTGAGGTAATTCGAGAACTCTTCCTTGGTGGGGGTTTTGCCCAAAGCCGCCGTAGCGTCGCTGAGCAGGATGTGGGCCCTGAACTGCGATGCCGCAGTGTCTCGCATATGGACATCTGGGGCAGACCAAGGAACTCTTCTTGCGGTTGCCCTGCCTTCTGCGATGTCAACGAGTTGCTGGAGTGCTTCGGAAATAACGAACGAAGCAGTTTCCATTCCGCCTTCTGACCTGAGGATTTCAGGACTTACGTACCCTAGGATGCTCTGCTTGGTGCCGACCTGAATGCCAGCAACCACGCCGCCCCACCAACTGACATAGGGGCTGGCCTCGATGTAGTAGTTTTCTACGCTAGGAAGTACCTTCTTGAACGCAGAAAGGTCAGGAACCAAGTCGGCGATTTTAATCTTCGGTGCTTCGCCAGTGAATCCGTTGGCGAAGTCGTCCATGTACTTTTCAGCGTCCAGCCTGAAGGACCTTACAATCCTAGAGGCCCCGTTAATCTTGAATTCATAGGAGCCATTGTTTCCGATTAGGAAATTGGCCGAACCAGAATGGACGTCGTTAGGGTTGAGTACGTACTCGTTGTCAGCCTTGGGGGTCCTTTCGTCGCCCATGTCCGACATGTTGGGCATCAGTTCCTCCTTAGGCTTCTTGTACATGTCACGCTCTGCGGCCTTCTGGGCGTTCTCCATCTTCGAGAACGTGCCCACTAGGTTGCCGTACATGTTGAAGAGTTTTAACTTAGGCTCTTCGCCTCTGATTTCGTACCCGTTGGCGTCGGTGTAGAACCTTCTGCCATTTTCCAATTCACGCTGGACGAAGTTGCCCAGCATCATGTTCCTACGCATAGGCTCGTAGGCGATGCCATGCCTATGGTACAGTCCCATCACCTGACCTTGGAATGCTTCTGGGAAAATCTGGGACTGCTTGAGGACGTTGGCCATCAGGTCGAACCTGAGGGAATGGATTGGGTAGTCGGGTCCGTCCCTGCCGCCAGCATATCCTTCTGGGGTGTTGATGTAGGACTCGTCGTTACGCTTTCTGCCGCCCCAAGTCTCGTACATGATGTCCCTGACACGCTCGGCGTTGGAGCCGAACTCTGGTCTGAGGAACTCTGCGGAGGGCTTTCTGGTGCTGGGGTCTTCCGACAACTGGGAGAACCAAGAGATGAACGTTTCCGAGAAGTGACCGAAGTCCCTGAACAGGGCCCTTACTTCGGGCTTCTGCCACTGATTCATCTTACGCCTGTTGAGGACGCTGACATCGTGTGCGTGAATCGTGATGTGGGAACGTGGATTCTTGAGCGGGTTCCCCATTTCGTCGAACTTGCTTACAGTCAGTTCGATGTCGAAAGGTGCAAAGTGCCTGAACGTGACTGGGACCTGACGGCCTTTTAGCCTTTCGCCGAGAGCGGCCTCGACGACCTGCTTGCTCCAGCCGACGTACTGGGCCGTGAAGGTGTTGAAGACGGGCTTTCCAGCCTCAATCTGTTTCAGGACATCAACCATGCCAACCAGAACCTTGAACTCCTCTGGGTGGTAGACGTTGGAAGCCTCGATGGCCTGCCAAGCCTCCTTGGTGAGTTCGGTCAGTTTAATCTTCTTGGTTCCGCCCCTCTCAAGGGACCACTTAGGCTTAATTGCGTCTGGCAGTGAGTCTAGGGTTGCGGCGATGGAGTCGGCGGTGGCGGTGATTGTGTCCTCGACCTCCTTCTTGGTCATGACCTTTCCGCCCTTAAGGAATCTTTCCTTTTTGGCCTGCTTCAAGAAGGCTTGGGCCCTCTCAGGAGACATGGTCGTAACGCTGATATCGGAGTTCTTGAGGACTCTCCTCATCACGTCTTCGCCCCACTTATCCAGCAGGGGCATGCTGATGAACTTTCCGTCGTCCCAGAAGATGCCCTGAAGGACAGTTTCTCCGCTCTCCTTCTGGACTTCCTTGAGGACATAGCCAGCCGCTTCAAGGTTGCTGACCAGACGCTGGTTGTTGAGCATCTGCCAGTTCTCCATCACATACCTGATGGTCTTGATGTTCGGATTCCTAAGGAAGATGTCAGGCGACCTGACGAGCATGTTGTTCGAATGGCTGTATGCGAACGTCTCATGCATAAGCCTTTCGAGGATTGGGTAATTCTCAAAGACCTTCATGGCCATCTTGCCGCTAGCCGTCTTCTGGAAAGACATCATCCCAGCAGGGTCAGACTCCATCTCCTGTCTGAACTTCCTGATTTGCTCCTTGGCGTAGGCCAAGTTGCCGAAGGACTTGTCGAAGTTTTCTGCCTTATTGGGGTCGAAATCCAGTGCGTTCGGTCCGTCAACGTGGACGAAAGAAGGGGTCGGATTGTTCAGCCAGTTGGAGTCATAGCCGTACCTCTTCATGCTGTAATGAGCGATGAAGGTAGCCAGAACCTCATCGGGTACGACGCCCTTATCGACGCCGTCGCCCATGAAAGACTTTAAAGCGTCCACTGCGGAGCCGTCGGTTCTCTGTAGCAGGATGTCCAAGAACCTGTGTCCGTACTCGTGGCCAAGTGCCTCTGCGGTGGTTCCCTCCTTGTTGACCCAGATGACGTTCTTTCCGTTAAATTCAAGGGAAGAGCCTCTGGCCATTCTGGCGTTCTCAAGGTCGCCCAACTGTCTTTTTACGTTGGCTTCTCCGTATTCAGCCACCAAGTCCTGAACGCTTCTGTATCTGAGTTCGGTCTGGGCGTCTGCGGCCCAGCCCATCATGATTTCGGCACGGATGGTTGCGGAAACCCTGTTGTCCCCGTGTGCGTCGATGCTAGAAATGAACTCCTTGATATTTTCGGCATGCTTGGGGCTGTGCTTTTCGATTTCCAGCAACTGTGCATTGTCGAAATTGTCGATGATGTACCTATGTGCTACGCTTTGGTTGTAGACATTGTGGATGTGTCTCAGGGAGCCAGAGAATCCGCCCCAAGCGAAGCCCATGCCGAAACCAGAAGACGCACCCTCTCCTCTTGCGTTGGCATACCCGAGTACGCCCATGTAGGCGGCGTCTCCGACGGCTCTCTTGAGCACTGGGAAGGCCATGGAAGCAGGCCATCCGACGACGACATTTGCGAATTTGGCGACAGCCTGAGCCTCTTTGCTCATCGCAATTCTTCCCCCGTTCAGGGCGAGCCTGTCCATCATTCCAAGGCCAGAGAACTCTGGCTTGATTCTCACGACACCTTGGGCGGCGTCCACCATGGAAGCGTCTGCCATTTCCCTGCCCAGAACGCTCGCATATTCCGCCAGAGGCTTGACGCCCAAGGAGAACAGGACGCTCTTGACTGGAGACATCTCGACTCCTCCCTTGGTGATGGAGGAACCGACGTCCGCCATCATGGTCGAAGCACCATTGGTGACTTCTGCGGGAATGTGGCCTAGCCTTGACTCGATTTCGGTGGAGCCTCTGGCAATCTTCTCTTGGATGTAGGCGAAAGGAGCCGAAGCCAAATCTCCAGCCGTAGAAAGGACCTCCCCAGTGATTTTCTGGGACAGATTCCTGAACTTAGCGGCGGAAGTGGAGAACCAGTCCTGAGTCTCGATGGCGGACTTGGCCGTGAACTCGCTGGCACTGCGGACGCTCCCCTTCATGATTTCGGCGGAGGCACCGATGCCGCCACGCCTGAACGCATCCCTGATGATGTGCGGTGCGTCTAGTCCGATGTAGGAAAGTGCGTTGGCAAGTTTGGGGTCAATCAGTTTTTTGGCGTACTCTCTGTAGTCATCGGGCACCCAGTGTTCTAGGATTGTATCCTTGCCCTCTTCCAGAGCGTTGGCCCTGTTGTTCCACCATCTCGCTTCGTTGAACTGCTTGATTCTTTCCTCGGTGGTTCCAGTGCCAGTGATGTAGGACTTGAACTTGAAGAGGGGAGAGGAAGGGTCTTCAGACTGGGCGAGAAGAATGGCCAAGTCTTGTGCGTCTCTGAGTACGCCATCTGCGAGAGAACCCGGAGTTTTAAGGGGATTTCCGATGATTCCAGCGACCATGTCATAAGGCACGGACGCAATCCTGCTCGCTACTTCCTTGAACTGATTGAACGAAAATGTGTTTCTGCGAGCATTGGCCTCTTCGAATCTGTTGAAGAACGCCCTGCCCTCTGCGGTAGTGAAATCGAACGTCCTGTCCCTATTCTCCTGAATGAAGTCATAGATGTCGTCATTGGTTAACTGACTCTCGTCACCCACAGTCGAGTCATTGGACTCCGAGGGCCTTGCTAAGTGCGAGAACTCCAGTCCGCCGCCCTTGAACAATTCATTTGCCGCCCTATCAAGGGCGTCAGTGTTGTCTTGAGGGGGAGTATTTAGGGGGTTTTCCATTATCGGGTAGGCTTGGTGTAGCGTAACATCGAGTTACGCCTAGACTCTTGCCTGCCGTCAATTAGGTCGATGCCGTTGTTTCCAGCAACATCTTTTAACTTGCCCAGAACTCCCTCTCTTGCGTTGTCTAACAGCAACATTTCGTTGCCACCGAGTCTGAAGAATGCGTTGCTTGCTCTCTGGGGCACCATGCTCTCTGCGATGGCCATGTCGTTGTCAGAGACGTTGCCGCCCATGCCTCTCATGTCCTTCATGATGGCAAGGTAGTCCATCTTGATGTTGGACTCCAAGGCTCTTGCCTGCGAAGAGGCTTCGCTGGGGCTAAGGGTGCCTAGGTAGGCATTGTTAGCGTAGATACGTTTAAGTTGGTTAGACATGGTCTGGAATCTCTGGACCTTGCCGATGAGCGACCTGAAATCCTGAGCCTTCATATCCCCACCCTTGAACGGAAGGGACCTGACGCCCATCTTTCTGGCAAGACCAAGGGCCGATACGTTGCTGACGTTCCCAGCGTTATCAGGGACGGCATAGGAGCCCCTTGGTGCCATAGTGAACGAAAAGGACTTCTTGGCACCGCTAGGGTCGTAGTCTTCCATCTCGATTTGTTCGCCAATCTGGAAGATGCCAGTACCCTTGCTCTTCAGGAGCGTCTCGACGGCACTGTAGTCTCCGATTCCAGCGTAGAATCTGGCGTCATTCACCCTAAAGTCGGCGTTAGATGCGGCCTGAGCGGCTTTTCTTTGCTCGGCCCCGTAAGCGGCCCTCTTCTTGAGGTAGTCCTCCTTTTCTGGGACATAGTTTCCCCAGAGATGAGCAAACCTGTTTCCAGTCAATTCAAGTGAGATTTCCTCTTCGTTCTTAGGTCTGGTCTGATTGCCGTACATCTGGCCAGTCGTGAAATTGGCCTGACTTTTTGCATCTCCAGAGAACTGGGAATAGTCTGTTTCTTCTTCCATGGCTTAGAATTCTGGGCTTACGGGGTTTCCTTTTTTGTCTCTAAGGATTCCGCTGGTTCCTTTGGAATCTGGTTCAACTCCGACGTACACCCATCTTGCCCTCTTGGGTAATTCCTTTTGACGGGCAATTTGGATTTCCTTCGCTTCGTTGCGATTGGATGGAGTCTTTTCCTTCTGGTTGGTTGCGGACCTTTCCGCCTTGGTCGCTTCGTCGTTAGCCTTGACGATGTCTTGGTAACTTTTCTCGTCGTCATACTGTAGGACGGCCACGTACCTTTTCCCTTTTACATCCTTAAAGCCCAACTGGTTTCGACCATCTTCGCCTATTTGCTCGGTAAACCCTGCAATGTTGAGTCCCTTCTCTTGAATTGCCTTTCTTAGTTGCTCGACTGTGAGAGGGTTGTACCTCTCGAAATCATTTTCCTTGCCCTTCTTCTTGATGGGCTCGCCTTTAGAATCTCTCTTGAAGACGCCTCCTTCTCCCTGAAGTTTATCAAGTCTGGCCCCGTAAGCGGTCAGCAGTTTTTCCATGACCTGTCCTGCGTCAGTCTGCATGGTTCTGGCAAACTTACCTCCGCTGTCCAAGGAATCTCTGACGTCAGCCCAAGCCTCTCTCATGAGTTGCCTGTCGTAGAGTTCATCATTTCTGGTGAACCTGTCATAACTCGCTGGATTGGTCCAATCCGTGTCGATTCCGAACTTTTCAGCAAGAGCCTGTTCTTCTCTGTTAAGTTTTTCGCCCTTTGCGTTGGCGGCGGTTTCGGCTTCTTGTTTTCCTCCGAACAAGACATTTCCTGCGACTGCTCCACCTGCGGCAGTGCCAACGACACCGACTGGATTAGCGACAGTGCCTACTGCGTCAGCCAATCTACGATTAGTCCAAATGCCAATTTTGCTCTTTGTACCGCTGGTTTCACCAGCATCGGCAGATTGTCTGAGTTTCTGTTGCCACTTGCCTGCCTGTCCATAGCCCAAAAGATTGCCGAGAAGGTTTTTCGTACCCGAAGCAAATCCTCCATCGAAACCGACGTCCCACAGCCTCTTCATTCTGGCATCCATTTCTGGAGTAACAAAAGATGACAGGGTGGGGGAGTCCACTTGGGTCGTCATGATTCCGATGTCCGAAGGCAACAGTCCAGCGGGACGTGCGTCAGGGACATCAATCATGGTTTCAAAAGGCTTGTCTCCGATTTTTTTGAGTCTGGCATCCGCCCAATCAAAACTAGCCTCATCAAGCCCACGCTGGGCATTAATCAGGTCAGTGGTTTGCTTGTCTCCAGCGGTGTAGACTGGGAATCCGTCTGGACCACGACTCACGACCACTGGGACCTCATTCTCGCCTACGCCGACATGTGCGTTAATCTTGGCGGCGATACGTTCATCGCTTTCCTTTGCGGCTTGCTTGGTAGTAGTCGTGTAATCCAAGTCGGCATCACCGATTTCTTTGAGTTTTCCTTTAAAACTCTCCTTGAGAATTCTTCTCTGGGTTTTATTCATGGTTTTTAGTTTTTGCTAAATCTTTGTCTGAGGGTTTCTTGGCTTGGGAACTTCGAAATCCTGTCTCGTCTTTTTTGGGCTTCGGACTCTGGGATTCCGATATCTGCCTTTCCCTCGATGAAATTGCCGAGAACGTCCATTTTCTTCATGAATTCAGGGTCGTTGAACCCCTGCTTCTTCATGTATCCGAAAATCGCATCAATGGTCCTTTCGTCTGGCAACGAACTTTCTAAGTCGGCTTCCATCCTTCTTCCTCTGGCTACTCTTTCAATGAGTGCGTCCATGGCGTCATTGGGGGAGATTTGGCTTTTACCCTCTGGGTTGGCATCAAACGACGCCAGAATTGCCTGATTCTCCCTAGCCTTAAAGTCCTTCATGAACTTTGCGTCATGGGACATGTGCATTTCTCCTCCGATTGCACCTCGTGCGGCGTTAACAAGTGAGGCTGTTCCTGCTCCTACTAGGGTTCCAGCCGTACCGCCGCTCATACCGACAGCCAATCCGTTGGCCAGAGTTCTGGTATTGGTCGCTCTGGTCTTCCTCTGATTGATTAGTTCGGCAATTTGGCTGATTGTGTCGTCGTCTCCGTAGTATCTGGCGGCGGCTAATGCTTCATCTAGGTCAGAGGTGTCATCCTGACGTTCTGCAATAGCATCTCCAGCCTCTTGGGCGTAGTATCCTCCGACGATTCCAGCACCCATGTTCGCTCCAGTTCTAGCAAATCTCGACAATCGGCTCGCTCCCGCCTTGGCACCCTTGACGAACTCTCCGTCGATAAGTGGAGAGTTGTTTGCTACCCCCAAAACAGAGCCTCCAAGAGAGCCTGCGGCGGTAGCCAAGTCGGCAAAATACTCCAAGTCATTGTACCATTCCTTACCGCTACCAAGAGCGTCCGCTTCTCTTCCTTCGTTCCCGCCATTAGGCCTTTTGGATGGTCTGGTCGTTGCGTAGTCGTAAACGTTTCCAGCCACCTCTTTGGCACCAAGGGCGGCTTCCTTGACCCTAGTGGACCAAGGAATTCTTGCAGGATTAGGACTGGAAGGCTCGTTTTCCTTGGGACTTTCGGAGTCCTTTCCGAACTGTGGGTAAATTGACGCCATAGGTTAGTTGCTACCAAGGCCAGCCGCTGAGGCGGGGGCGGTCTTTTCTTTTGCCAGACGCTCTTCTTCTTGCTTCTTGAAGACAGGGTCATACATCCCACGAACCTTGTTGAAATCAAGGAGGCCTTCGGTTTGGACTCTCTGGAGATAAGCGGCTTGGGCGGCAGGGTCTTTAAGGTCCTTCATCCCTCCCAAAATTCTCGCCCTATGCTCATTCATAAGCCTTTGTGCTTTGCTTCTCTTGACCATGATTGGCTGGTCGGTGTCTGGGTCATAGGAGTCAATTTCATCAGTGTCTTCGTCCAATTCCCAACTAACTGTCTTATCCTGAGTATCCCAGACCGAGTTGATGCCAGCAATCGTACCCTCAATAGTTTTCTGGGCCTTCTCAGTTTCAGGCTGTTTTAGTCTATTTGCGGAATTTTCCTGTTCCTTGATACGCCTGTCGAACTCTTCTTTGTCTCTCTTAAATCTATCATCGGCTTCCAGTTTACGAAGGTCGGTTGCGGCATCGGTTTCAATCTTACGCTGAGCGGTCAAGTCAGCGATTCTTCTGCCCTCCTTGTCGAACTGTCTGTCGAACTCCAACTTGTTACCCAGCAGGGTCTGCTGGTCCCTGTACATGTCCTTTTCAAAGTTGAACTGATTGCTCTGCATGACGCCAGCCTGCCTGAGATTCTCTAGGCTCTTGTTACCCATGCTTTGCATTCCACTGCTGACGATGGAGTTCGTGGCGTTCTTGACCAAGTCGGCACCGAAAATGTCGCCCATGGTCTGAGGAGTAATGCTCCTGTTGCTCGACTGTCCTAGAAATCCGCTTCCAATGTTCATGTTTATTCAGTTAAAGATGCGGCTCCGACGGCTCTGATGCTTGCGGCGGTCATGATTTCCTCGAACGGACGAGGATTCGTGCCAGCGTCAGGACCGACAGTAGCCAATTCAGCACCAGCGGCCTGAGCCTGTCTGATTTGCTGAGCCCTGATTTGCAGGGCATTGTTAGCCTCGATGTTCGAGGAGTTGACGTCAGAGACGAGAGTGATGTCGGCAGGGTTGATGATGGGGACGGAGGAGGCGGCGTTAAGTGCTGAGTTCCCGCTATTGGTCCTGTAGGTTAACTTGCTTTCATAAATCTTAAGGTCGGATTCCAGACCGAAAGAAAGGGACTTCATTTCGAGTTCAACGGACTTAAGTTTCTGCTCGAAGCCAAGAAGAGTGCTGTAGGCGTAGGTGTTGTTGTGGCCACCACCGAACATCGAACTCATGGCCAGTCCGTACTGGGCCAAGATGGCGGCAGTATCCACTTCGACAGTCTTGGAAGTGATGTCGGACAGGTAGTTCGAATTGAAATCTGGTGCGGACGGGGAGTTAGTCTCGATGGCCGTCTTCAAAGTGGCGTAGCCAGCCGCAACCCTGTTGACGAATCCGCCAGAAAGCGTGGCATCAGTGGCGACAATCTGAGATGCCACTCCATTGAACGCAGTGACAGCCGCCTGCATTTCAGCCGCACTACTCCTACCCTTCATGGTCACTCCGTTCAAGGAGTCCACTTGTGGGTAGGTGTAATCTAGTGTGGGTGCTGGGTCTGGCATCAGAAGGAGGAGAAAATGGAGCGTCCAGCCAACGAAGCCTCAACGCCTATGCTCATGATTCTTACTTTTCCTGACTTTACGATGATTTCCAGCCTCCCACCCATTGACTTTTTGTTAGCCAAAGCACGTCTAACCGATGTGCCGATGTTGCCACTGAAGATGTCCATTCGGGTAACTCCGTCTGGATTGGTGGTGATGAACTTTGTTTCGACCTCTGCGGCGTTTTCGGTGGCCAGATAAACGTAGATGTCGTCGTACTTCTTGTCGAAGTGCGTCTTGAACATGTACATACGGGAACGAATCTTGGCCTGCACGGGCGTCGTGACATCAAGACTGCCCTCGTCGAGCAGGAAGACGCCTCCAGTGCCCTTGTTGACGCCCCAAAGCCTCGGTACGCCGTCCTTACGGGCTACGCAGAGGAAATCCATGTCCACAGGGTAGAGGTGAATGGACTCAAAAAGGCCCTTATTGGCCGTATTTAGCACCAAAATAGCCCTTTTGTTGAAACCGCCGAGGAGGGGCAAAGAGTAATAGTGCCTGCCATTCAGCCCAACCGCACAAACTGTGTCGATTTTCGTCGGGTCGATGGCGTCGATGATGTCTTGAATGACTGTCGAGATGGGTGCGGAGCCTTCGGTGAACTTTCCGCCCTGAATCGCCTTGATTCCGTCCCTGTCCAAGAAGGTCAGGAGGCCACCACTCTCCGCCCAGCCCTCTTTTGACTGAACTCCGTCCTGAGCCGACACTTTCTGGACTCCGTGCATGGTGTTCTTGTTGAGTTCTCTGCCGACATTGGCAAAGTAGCCCATGCCAGCCTCCACCATGTAGATGCTACGCTTGCCCAAAACAGTCATGGTGTTGCCGTTGGGCACGATGGCCTGAATCGGGTCGTAGGTGTGCTGAATCAGGTTCACGCCGTCGATGGGGTCGAACGTTCCAGAGCCGTACTGGGTGAAGGATAATTGAGCGTTTTTGGCCGTAACCAGCCTGTTGATGATTCCAGCACAGGCTACGAAGTCTGGGTCGGTTGACTCCATGGTTGCGGCGTCTTGGTAGCCTTGACCACGGGCTTTTGTCTTTTGGGCCAGACTGACGGGAGTGGCCAAACCAGTCTGGCAGTTGAAACGGACGTTCTCTCCCCAGAGCAGGATGCTGTCGCCAGCCGCCGAATGGGCGGAGCAGGCATAGGTCACTGGAAGGGCGGGGGCATAGACCTTAGCACTCCCCTTTCTGGGGATGACCACGCCATCGTTCAGTTCAACGTTCTCGGCATACTCAAGGAGTCCAGCCTCGGCTGGGAAGCCAGCGGAGTTTGGGTAGGAGGCGAACGCTTCGAAGCGTAGGTCGCCGTCTGGCATGATTTCTCTAGGCATTTTAGTCGGGTATGGTTACGTAATTGATTTTAGCCTTAGGCGAGGTCGTTCCTGAGCCGTCTGAAGGGATGGTAATGGTGGCTACGTAGGTCCCATATTCAGAAAGGTAGTTTGCAGGGTCTTCTGGGAACATCTCGCCCGAGATTGATACGTCGAGCGTGTACTCGTTCCCGTGCCAGTCGTTGTATGTGATGTTCACTTGGCAGTAAATCATGCTTACCTGCGTCGTCCACCAATCGTAGCCAATGTAGCCAGTCATGCCTCCAGCGGCATAGTGCTGAATCCCGTTTCTTACTCCTCCATTCCCGTCTACTTCGCCTCCGTAACTGTATCCAGTTCCTAGGTTAAGGTAAAGTTCGTCGTCATAGTCCCCGACACGCTTCATACTGAAACCCATGGCAGTCAAGAATGAGCCAGACGGGGATTCAGCCGAGTTAAGGTGAACGCTTACTGGGTAGGCCTTGAGTAGCCTAGTAAGGGCTTTCGGGTAGCCAGCAGAGTGACGCACTTGATAAGAACTTAAGTCACTCCAGTTTTCAGATACTGGGGCTGCAAATTCAAGTTCGGGATTTGGAAGGAATCCTGCACCCTCCCACACGGGTGCCCTTAGGCTGGCCCAAGTATTACCTCTCGGAGTCTCGCCCTCCCAAGAAGGCGGCTGTGTTCCAATAAAACTCTGCTTAATAAAGGTCATACCCTAGCGTAGAAGTATTGGGCGGACACGGCGGTTACTCCGCTTCCGACCTGAAGTCTGTCGCCCCAAAGTGAACTTGTGACCAACTGGTGGGATACCCCGTTGATAATCTGTGCCAAGGCAACGTATGAGGAGTTCACGCTTGTCGCTGGGAGTGTCGCTCCAGCACCGATGTAAACCTCGGAGGACTTAGGAAAAAACTTTGTCACGTCATCGTAGTTGCACTGCACCCACACCCATCCGTTATCTACGCTGAGCATGGATTGCATGTTAGATGGCACCACGTTGTTTACCATGCCAGTGATGACATTCCACTGAGTGACGCCTTCATGATGGCCGTGCTTCACCACCTTGAACGGGTGGTCTTTTTCGTTAGCCGCCGCTGGCGTGATGAACACGTCGCTCTTTAGTACTTGAGCCACTAGCCACCCACTAGGGGAGCCTGATGTCGGCTCAATACGGGCGATGCAGATGTCCTTGTCCAGCCAAGTTGCCCCGTCTGCTAAGGCGATAACAGTCCACTTTTTAGGCGTATCATCGACTTTCCTCAGGATGATGTGCGTCGGGCTGGCGGAACTGAACGCTCCGCTACCCCACTTTACGCACCCATCATTGGGCACCTCGGTGCCATCCTCTTGGTAGATTTTGTTACCGCAGGCGTAGGCAGTCTCCGAAAGGATGAAATGCTTAGGGTTGTTACTGCCACCCTTGTCGTTCCTGATGCTTCCGTTCCCGTACTGAACAGAGTTCTGCCTTACGTTCTGAACGCTGTAGTTGAAGGTGCGTCCAGCAGTCCTGTCCGTGTAGTCTTCGTCCCTTACAATCCCGACTTGGCATCTCCACTTCCCGTCATAAAAGGATACCTGCCAAGGATGTAACGGCCAAGGCTTGGGTCCCTTTACCTGCCTCGGGACTCCGAACATCGGTCAGAGGGGCTCCCAAGTTTCAGTCTCCCCGTTCCACTTCTCGATGACGACATTCGGGTTAGGAACGACAGTCGTTTCAGCGTCGAACTCGATGGTTAGTTCAGAGTCATTGAGAGTCACCAATTCTCCGTTGAAAAGCGGAAACACCAACTTAGTCCAAGCAGGAGGACAAGTCGTTTCGTTGAACCCAAAGGGCTTGGTTACTTTGTATTTAAGCATCGAAGGATTTAAACTTAAGGTTTGAGACGGAAAACTGCATAGCATCACCAGATGTGACGGCAGTAGTAGAGTATGCCGCAAACTGAAACCTAGAACCAGCCGACAAAGGGGCTTGAGAACTTGTGGCTACTAAGTTTCCGTCTATAAAAAGTTTAGAACCTCCAACGCCATCAACTTCCTGAAGGACATCGAACCCAGTCATAAAAACAGGATTAATGTTGGTATTGATTGTTCTTTCGGTTCCATTGTGGTTAAGGAAGTGAATTGGCTGATGAGCCCATTTCTGGATTCCAAAACCAGCACCTCCAGCGGTTCCAAAATGAATTTTAAACCGCACGTTCGGGCTGACAGTCGCATTCGTAAGATTAACTCTGTATGAAATTGAGATTCTGCGATTCCAAGCAAAGTTTCCTCCAGACGAGTATATGCCACGCTGGAGGTTGTTTGTGTCTAGGGTAGTCTGTGCAAATCCAGCCGCCGTGAAAGGACCGTTAATGAGCCTAGTAAAAGGGTCAGGAACCGATACAGTTCCACCAGCACTCGTAGAAACGCTCCAATTAGTAGCCAGTGGAATCGTAATCTCAGACGAGGACATACGGCTGATAAACTCAGACTCAGCCGTAGTGCCAGCACCCAACGAAGTCCAAGCCTCAGGATGCGTGTCTGGTGCGTAACCAGCGGCTCCGATAAAAAAGTTTAACTTGTAAATCTTGTTGGAGAAAACTACTTGGTCGCCAGCAGAGTAGGTCTTTCCGTTGTCGTAGTCGCTGATTTTAGACGCACCAATGCCAAGATTGCTCTTGGCGACCTCTGCGTCCTGAACGTCGCTAAGATTGTTGGCAATCTTGAGTGCCGTCGGGTCGGTTTCAATCGTGATACCGACGCTTCCGCCCTGTGAAATGTCTACTCCCATTAGTTTAGTGCGTAAGCGATATGGACAGGAGTTGCATCAGCACTGGCAATCACACGGATGATGCCGTTGTAATTGTCGAAACTGATGTTCCCGAGTGGCGGAATCAGGATGCCAGAGGTGCCAGTTTCAGACATGATGATTTGAATGGTGGCATCGGCGGACTTGTTCTGGACGATGACCACGACACGTCTGGCGGGGGTTAGGGCCGCTTGGATGAGGGTGGTGGCGGCGGTGCCAGCAACAGCGTCCTGATGGGTGAATCCCCTGATGAAAGGGGTGGCAAATGAGAAGTTAGACATGAGTTTTTAGTAGTTTCTGAAGTTGATACGCCTTACTTGGCCCTGTTGCCTGAGGACTTGGTCAAGGGCTTGGTCGAGGGCCGTTTGAGCGTCCGCTTCAGCCGCTTGGGCGAGTTCCGTCTGACCTTGCGAACGCTGGTAGTCAGCGTGAACTCCGTGGATGAGATAGGAGCCGAACAATCTGGGGACTTGAACAATTTGCCAAGACCCGAGAGTAGGGATTGAGCCAGTGCCCGAAGGCGATTCGCCAGTGTATTCATAAAAATTGCCCTGTACGGGACTTCCACTTACAGGTACCAGCGAACTGGTTGCACTGCCAGCATCAAAATAGACCTGCGAACCCTTTTTGTAGGACACTGCGGTGTCCCAAGGGTCGCCGAACAACTTAGGAGCGTCGCTCCTGTACTCCACCCAGACGTTCTGGTCTAGGTTGTTCATCAGGAAACACTCGCTTCCGTTGAGTACGAAGTCCTTTTCGATGGAATTGTGGGCAAGGGGGTCCTTTGTCCACACGGCGATGACCTGACCGACGTCGTTCGGGAGGATGACCTTGTTGCGTTCGCTGACGATTCCAGTGGGGCACTGGGTGAACTTCTTGAGTTCAGGCCATTCGTGCTGTTCCCAAGCCGTCTGGAGCCGTCTGGAGGCGAAGTCTCTGACTGTTGCGAACCTATCAGGGGTAGTCAGGTTCCTGTCCAGACCGCAGATTTGCAGTGCCGTATGCAGGATTTCGCTGAAGTTGATGGTACGCATTAAATTGACCTACCAAACTGGTCGAACAGGCCTTTAGTCCCGTTGACCAGTAGAGTGGTGTTCTCTGCTTTGGAGTTCACTTTGCACTCTGGGTTGTCTCTCAAGAAGTCCTTTACGAACCCCTTGTCTCTCCAGCAATCGTATCCGAGACGCTGGCCCCAGTAGTGGTAGGAGTCCACTGGGATTCGCATGGATAACTGTCCCAAGCCATTGACGTGCTTGTGAAGTTGCTGGTTTAATTGCCCGATTAGTTTCTTTTGTGCATGGGCCTGCACTTTACGGAGTTCCCACCCCGTCCGAAACTCCTCAAGCATAGGCTTAAGAAGGTCGGACGGGATGGTTTCATGGATGGGTTGAATGCCAGCCATGCTCCGCTCTGCTTAGGAAAGCAGACCGCCGTTGGAGTTAGCCGCCTTGTAGTCCAGCATGCCGAACGTCAGGGGCGACTGGACGACCAGAGCCGCCATCGCTTCCATCATTCTGCGGGGACCACCGCCGTTTTCGGTCAGTTCACGGACCTGAGCGATGTTACCGCCGTAGCGGATTTCAAGCATGTCCCACGGGATGATGAAGCCCTTGGTCTTAGCGTTGTTGGCGTGGAGGTTGACGTAAGCCTTGGCTTCGGACTCGGTAGCGAAGCGAGCAGGGACGGCATCTTCGGTGCCGACGGCGACTCTTTCGTACTTGTTGGTGGTAGCGTCCTTGAGCCAGACGAGGTTGCCAGCCGCAGTGATGCCATCATAGACGGCGTAACGGGCGGTGTTGGTGTAGGAGGCACCAGTCGAGCCAGAGCCAGTGTCTTCGATGCGGTAGGGGTTGACACCCGCATGGAGGAACTGGGTCGGGATGAGGGCCAACTTACCGAAGTCGCCTTCGAAGTAGTCCACGGACACCTTGATGCTGTCAGAGTTAGCATCTCTGTTGTTCGTGATTCTGGACTCCATAGCGGGGCTCGCCTTGGTGTAGACAAGGTTGGTGAACTGACGCTTCAGGGCGGTGCCGACGACGGCTTCGTGGTTCTTGAACTGGCCAGTCTGCTCATAGACCGAGGTCATGAGGTCCTGAACAGTGTTCTCACCCAACTGGTCAACGCTTTCGCCAGTGCCGACAATGGAGGAGTCGGGGGTGCGGAAGTTTTCACCGATGGGGCGGATGGACTGGTTCTGGGAGCCGTACTTGGCCTGCGAGTTGGTGGTGGCACCAAGGAGGTCATTCTTAATCCAAGCCGTAAGACAGCGGGTGCGGTACGGGGTGGCACCATCGTCGATGGCGGGAAGAATGTCCGAGGTGAAGGTCATTTCCATCGAACGCTTGAGGTCGATGGTGGCCTTGGACAACTGGCGGCTGAGTTCGTCCTTAACACCAGCGATGTTGAGGATGTCCTGCGTCAGATTGGACACGTGAACGGCTCTGCGGAACATGTGGATGTTGTTTTCCACTTCTTCTCTGTAGCCGAGGGTGTACTGCTTGAAGGCAGGGTTGGTGGCGGGGGAGGTAGGGTCAACGTCAGCACCATCGAGAACGCCGAGTTCGATGGAGGGGTCGGGGTGGCGGTCAACCTGCCAGCGGAACGTCGTATTTCCAGGCTTAGAACCACGCTTAGCCATCGAGGTGATGGGCGTGTCCTTAGCATCGACGTTGGCGATGAGGTCAGAGAGTTCTTCTCTGATACCGACTCTAGCACCCTGAAGGGGACGCTGATTCTGGAACTGTCTTTCGAATAGTGAGGCCATGATAGTTTTTGGTTTAGATGAACTTGCTCTTAAACACTTCCGCAAGGTCGTCGATTGAGCCCGAACGTCTGAAGCGTTCTACGCTTTGCTTTGCCTGAGCCTCATCCACACGCATGGTGGGACGGGGAGCGGACGAAGTTTGCGTAGGCTGGACCTGAACGACAGGGTTACTCACGAAGTTCTTAGCGTTCTTCTTTTGAGTATTGTACGAAACCATGCCCATGGCCAACTGAGCGGCGTAGATTTCATAGTCGGGGAACTTCTTGATTTCAGGCACTGCATCGACGAACTTCTTGACAACAGATGCTCTGCTGTCGGTGGGGTCGTCTAGCCAAGGGAACTCCTTGCGAGCCATCGTCTTGTATTCCTTCGACGTCTGAATGTACGTAGCCTGCTGGGGCAGGAACTCCTCCATGGCACGAAGAGCCACGACCTTAGCCTTGGCTACCTCTTCCTTGGAGACGTTCTTTTCGTAGTTATTTTCGTCGTAGTATCCGTCTGGGTAGCGTTCACAGAAAAGACGAATCTTCCTCTGTCTCTCGTACTCGGCCTTAATTTTTTCCTCAGTATCAAGTTCCGCATAAGGGTTATTTGTAGCGGGTTTTACTGGGGTGGCCTGTTGTCGCTTGAGAGATTCGAGTTCTTCTTCGAGTTTCTTCGAACGCTCCTCCGCCTCACGTCTCAGAGCCGTTAGTTTGTTAAGACGCTTCTGGACTCCCTTAGGAGTGTCATCGCTGTCCTGACGAACTTCATCGGTTACTGCTTCCGTGGTCGCTTCGGCTTGTGGTTCTTCCGCAACTTCTTGCGTAGGTTCCTCCGCCTCTGCTTCAGTTTCTTTGATTTCGGAGTCACCGCTCTCCGCTTTCATCTGCCCGTCAGACAAGGCTCGCATGAAGAAATCAGCGAGTTTTTCGTTAGCCGAAGAGTCGGGTGTAACTTCGGTGTTGTTATCAGGCATGGGGGTATTAACCTCGGTCCCAAGTTCGAGGTCAGCGTTAGGCTGATTGGTGTTTTCTTCCATAGTCAGGGTTTAGTGCTCCCAGAAGCGTTGACAGTGGACACCCTTTTTAAACGGCCAGCAAGCGTGGCTAGAGCCGCACCACGCTTTGAGTCGCTTTTCTCTTAAGACATGTCCGCCTTGGCCTCTTCCCTGAGTCTTTGGACCTCAAGGAGCATGTCATTGATGGCATCCATGCGTCCTGCTGAGTGGATTCTGGCCTCGCCGACTGTATTCGCCGACATCACCTTGCCCATTTCAATCTGTAGTGCCAAGTCGCATACGACCAAGAAGGACTTGTACAGTTCTTCCCCCTCGTGTGTCCTGAATTGGAACGATTTAATGATTTTCTTACGCTCTTCGGTCATCATGCTAGGGGTGCGTTGAGGTTAATAGTGGTGTTGTTGGTCTGCTGGGGGGCCTGCTGGGGGGCTTGCTGTCCGACGCCCTCCTTGCTGAACTCCTTTTGAATCTCCTCGGAAGCCTGAGAGACGCCGATTCTTCCGATTTGCTTGTTCTTCTCTTGGTCGATGGAGAACTGCAACTGTTTGGTGTAGTTCTGGAACAGGATTTGGAAGATTCTGTCGCCTTGGAGGGCCTGCTGAGCCTTCGGGTTCTTCTGGATGATGTCCTGAGCGAACTGCAACTTGCTGGAGGCGGCGGGGTCCATCTCGGTGTAGAGGGCTTCGTTGCCAAGCATCATCATGCCGATGTCGCTGACGACGTCCTTGTACAGTTTCTGAGACGCCGTGGCTTGGTCGATGACCAGTTCTCGGGCCGCATCAGGGCTGATGGACTCGATGACCAGTTTGACCAACTTGTTCCTGTCGATGATGCCGCCGCTGTCCAGCGGAACGACAGTCTTGATGATGGCTTCCAGTTTCTTTTGGACGAATTCGGGGTCCGTATCACGCACGTCAAAGCGTACGTTGAAGTCGAACTGGCTATGGATGTCCTGCATGCCTTGTTTGAGGGGGCTTCCAGTGATTCTGATGATTTCCTCCTCGGACATGAACTGGAGGCTGAGCGAGAACATCTGGGTGTAGACCCGATTCCAGAACATCAGCCACCCGTCCACCTGAAGTTGCTTGAGCATCTGAACCTTCTGGGGGTCGATTAGTTCGCCGACGGCGAATCCGTAGTAGTTTCCTAGGTTCTGCTCGACCTGCTGAATCACCTGAAACGCCATGCCAGCGTCGCTTCTAGGGGATTCGAGCCAAGTGTAGTCGTCCTTATTGGAGACTGGAAGTACCTGAGCGGGGGCGATTCTGTTCAGGGCACCGATACGCTTGACGACCTTGACTGGAGGAAGCACCTCAAAGGCGGTTCTGTCCCTGATGGCGTCATGCTGGGCCTTGACCTCGTCCTGCTCGGTCTTGTTGATTTCTGGGATGCCTCTGGATTCGGCGACGGCACGGCGGTTGCGTTCACGTCTGTACTCAACGAACGGGTACTCCCCGTGGGCGTAGTTGAGGATGTCCTGCTTGGCGAACAGTTCGGCACCACAATGGGGGCTGAACACAGTGTAGTAGATTGCAGGGACGTCGTCGCTGTCCAACTGTCTGTAGTACGCCCAGACGACTTCGATGAGGTTATTACCACGCTCGATGTTCGAATTGAGCATGGTGGTGGTGGGAATCAGGTTGGGGTCGTTGAAGTAGTAGTTGTTCCCCATGCTGTTGACGGCCTTCTCGACCCATTCCATGTTCCATCCTGCGATTTTTGCGGTGGAACGCATCTCCACTTCGGTCATGTACTGCCTTCTGAAGATGACACGGGCTTTTTGAAGGTCGGCCGTCTCGGGAGGGAAGCACACCTCATCGAACGGCTTTAGGGCTTCGACGTGAGGCAGGTTCCTCTGGACATAGACTTCGGGGATTTCTCCGATTCCATTCTCCCTCATGCCCTTAACAAACTTCTTCATCTCCCTCTGCTTCAACTGAGGCATGATGTCCTTAAGAAGTGCGATGGCGTACTCCTCCTTGTTGGGGTCAACGATGGCGTTAAAGAGTTTCTGGAACGTTCCATTCTTAGCCCCGCTGGCGGAGCCCTGCTGGGCTTCGGCCAATGCCATGCTCTGGAGTTCGTCCAGTTTCATGTTGTTAACTCTGGTGCCCATCTGCTGTTCCCAAGTCACCTGAACGACGCTCCAGCCGTAGGTCAGGGCGTAATCTGCGGCCAGTTCGGCCTCCTTGTGCAGTTCGTTCTTAATCTTAGTCTCGACCATCCATCTCATCAGGGTCGTGGCCGAAGCGGCGGACATGGTGTCGGTGATTTCGGTGCCGCCGACCTTGAGGGTGCAACCCTTGAAAGCGGTGAGAAGAAGGGCCTTCTGGTCGTTAATCAGTCGGTCAACGAGTCTAATTCTGACGTCGGACGCACCCTCGAACGGGAAAGCGGGGTCGCCGTCGGGACGGGCCCAAGAGTGCTTCTTCCCGTCATCGGTCTGGCCAGTCCATCTGGTGAGCCTGATGTCGTCGGCGTAGTTCATCTTCGACACCATCGTGCCGTGGAATGCGGAACGCTGGTACTCCGACAGCAACAGGTTGATGTCGGGCTTTTCGGCGTGGTACGCCAGTTTATCAGCGTGGGGAGTCGGGCTTTTGAAGTTCATTGGTATTTTTTTCGATGTAATTGAGGATTTCGTCCCTGAAGAACATGTGCTGTCCTCCTAGGGTCTTGAAAGTCTTGAAGGAGCCCTTGTTCCTGAGTCGGAGCAGGGTGGACTTGGACAGATTGAAGATGCGTGAAGCATCGGCAAGCCTGAGCAGTGGGGGTGTTTCTTTGGGTAGCATTTTAGTAAGAGCCTCCTCCGATTGCCTTGTAGGTGTCAGAGCCGCCATACATGGGGTCCATGACAGCCAGATACCTGAGGGTGTCGATTGGGTCCTTGCTGGCACCCTTTTCGGCGTCCAGCCCAGTCCACTCACGCAGGCACCAAATCAGGTTATGGCATTTTTCGGAGATGAAAAGTTTGGGGAGGTTGACCATGGAAACCTCCTGATTGGGGTCATACGAAAGCCAATCGTTGATGATTGAGACGCCTTCTTCCAGCCTGAGGCCAGCCGCAGGGGTGAAGTACATCGGGTTTTCGCCATCGTCGAGCAGTTGGATGAGGGTCGTTCCGCCCTCCTTCTGGATGATTGTCGTTCCGCCAGCACGAGGGTCGATGTACCTGTCGGCGATGACTTCGCCCTTCTCGATGTCTAGGATGTGCTTCTTGATTTCATCCAAGCCCATGCCAGCACCCTGACGTTGGGCTGGGCCAGCCTTTCCGTCGTGCTTTTCGCCAGCCATGGCCCACTCGCCCATGCTGATGTCAGGCCACTCCCTGTAGATGAACTTAGAGCCGTCTGGCATGACCCGCATCCAGAGCATGAACCAGTTTCTGGCACCTGCTGGGTCAACCGCCATGTAGTTAGTGCCTTCTTCTGGCACCAGTTCTTCTGGGATGATGTTGGCCTCCCCGAATCTCGGGAACTGCGAGCCAGAAAGGGACTCCGCCCAGCCATACGCACGGATTTTGACCTCGTAGGGCCCTCTCCCACGTAATGCTAACTTGATTTGTTCGAACGGAGAGTACTTGTTAAGGATTGAATGAAACCAGATTACATTGGCCGAACCCTTGCTACACTCTGCAACGTAGGGCATGTGCCCCTTGGGGATGCTTGGGACATTCTGGGTATCTGGAAGGAGGTCTGCAAAGAGCGTCTTCTTAATCCTAGAGCCAGCGACGTAGTCTTTGACGACGGGAGTGAACCCAGTGATGGGCGTGAAGGTAAGAATCATCTTACCAGAGCGGGTGACTAGTCGGTAGCGGAGCGTCTCAATCCAGTCCTGAGGCACGAGTTCGTCGCACCAGATGAAGTCTGGTTCGCCACCTTCGATGACCTTCTTCTCCTGCCCGTAATTCATGAAGAAGATTTGGGACCTGTTCGGCAGAACGAACGTAGCGTCAGAAAACCCGTTTTTCTGGGAATACTGGATGTTCGTTACCTTGGTCTTCTTGGCGTTCTTGAACTCTGGGGGCATGTACTTCCAGATGACCGCCTGTTGCATCTGGATGGAAGTCTGGGATGTCGTGTGCAGGCACCATACACGGCTTTCTGGCCTTGTGCATAGCAACTGCATGACACGCTTGGCGGCGTATTCCGTCTTTCCTGCTCTGTTGCCTCCCATGATGAGCAGTTCGTTGCCCTTCATGAGCAGTTTGTCGGCCTCGGCCCAACTGTCTGGCTCGTAGCCGTGCCTGTACGGGTCGTTCTGTTCAGCCCTAATCTTCTCCTCACGACGCTTGAGGATTTCCGTCAATGCGTCTGGGCCTAACTCCTGAGCCAAGTCCAAGACTTCGGCTTCGGTAGGCATCTTGATTACGGGATGCTTGGTCAGTTCTATCCCGCAGACTATCTCCTTCTCGAAAGCCATCAGTCGTCTGCGTCCACGGGGGACGGGAATGCGACGTCGTTGAGCAGGGAAGGCTTGATATGGCCTCCGCTGAACCTGAATCCGCCAGCCGCACCAATCTTTCCAGCGATGGGGCAGAATTGGCTCAGGTCGGGTAACGAGAAAACGCCGCCTCCGCTCATCATGGAGTGCAGGTTGCTCTTGAAGTTGAATTTGGATGCGTAACCCCCGTACGGAAGTCCGCCCTTGAACGAACTTCTCGCCCTACGAACGTTTGGCGTATTCTTGGACTTCTTGAAAAAGTCCTCATGCGTCCTGATGCTCGCTACGGCTGGGTTGTTGTTGCTGTAGGCTAATGGGTCCTTCTTGTTAAAAGGGTTCTTCTCCGTCAGGAGCCCAAGCCTGTTTCTTTCGAAGGCGGACTCACGCATGTTAGCCAAGGTCTTGTTGTTTTCCTCGACCTCGCTCTTTCTGGTGAGCATCCCATTCGAATTGCGGACGAAAGCGGACGAGCCAATGGCCTTGTTACGCTTCTCGACGGCTTCTATCCCGTCTCCAGCATGCCAGCCGCTTTCAGTCTTCCTCGTCAAAAGCCCCTTGGAGTCACGCACGAATGCGGACTCTCCCAAGGCTGGATTCAACCCGCTGTTCCCTTTAGACGGAACGTATTTGTCGTCTTCCGCCATAAAGGGACTGCGAATTACTTGTTACCGCCGCTTCTGTCCTGCTCCTTCTTTCGGCTCCAGTAGGAATTAGCGGCGGCGGCACCACCACCAGCGGCAGTCGCACCAGCACCGCCGATGACACCCTTCTCAAAGTCGGAAAGGCCAGCCTTAGGAACGTTCTTGATGTACTTCTGCATGTCGCCCTTGTCAGCCATGATGGACTTCCAATCGACGCCCTTATTGGTCATGTTGCCGTCCTTCTTGGTGACGTAATTATCGGACTTGGCCTTCTTGGCGGCGTTGTCGAAGTAACCATTGATGTAGTCCTTATCGAGTCTTCCGTCGGTGGGAAGGGGATGGGGCTTTCGGTTAGGATTCGGAGAGGCGAACATTCCGCTGTAGCCATCACCCTTGCCAGCGTCAGAATTGTAGAAGTCTTCGCTTTCCTTCTTGAGTCTCTCACCAAATGCGGCGGAGGGGGTGTTGTTCTGTCTGGGCCCGAAAATCCTAGTTTCCTTGCCTGCTGGACCCTTGGGGGCAGATTCGTTAATCTTGGCCTTACGTTCTCTTACTTGGGGGTCGAAGGGGCCGATGCCTTCGGGTCTTTCGGCCTTAGTCGAAGGCATGATGGGCATGTCCGAGTCGGTGCCCTTCATCCAGTCTAAGATTTTCTTACGTGTGTTTTTGTTCATGGGGTTTTTTTATTTCGGGGGGTTTTTAAATTTAGCAACGCTTGCCACCCCTCTGGGGCTTTTTACCTTTGGAGCGGTATTCAGGCTCAGTCTTGGCCTTACGCTCATAGGCTTCATACTTGGTGCTTTCAGCCTTCTCATGTTTGTCATTCTTGTACTTCATTGGGGTCTGGGTTTAGTAGAGGTGCTGAAGAGTCTCTGGGCAGAAGCGGGTCTTTGCGAGCAGAAAAACGAGGAACCCTTCGGTGTAACCAGAATCTCCGCACCACGATAGAACAGGCGAGCGTCGAAAGTCTGCACAGTGATGACGTTCGTGTGGCCGTCCGCAACCGCCGTCATGAGGCGACGATTCGGAAAGTCACATCTAACCACCTTCGCTTTGAAGGTGGTTGATTCGATTTCGGCTGGCTTGGCCTCCTTAACGCCGAATTTCTCCAAGACCTTAGCCTTCCCCGAAGGGGAAAAAATTACGGGACACAGTTTCTCGGGCTTGTCGCCCACCTTCTCCTTGTCCCAGTCCGCCCCCCGTTGGAGGGTCAGGCGGAACTCCTTGAGTTCCTCCTTGGGGATGCCGTAGAGGCGTACCAGTTCAGACTCTCTCATTGAGGTGCTTGCGGATTTGCTCGCAGTATTCGCTGTCGATGAAGTTGCAGGGCTTAATCCAGACCCCGACGAAGGGCCGCTTGGTGCGGAACTTCATCACCTTGCCGAACACCACCTGAGAGTCGTCCCCCCAGAAGCCCATCTTGGTGAGGGTATCGAGCATGGACTTGGCCAGATTGTCGAAGTCGGGCTTGGTGGTCATGGCGGAGTCCTTGCCCTTGTCGGACTTGATGAGGGGGAAGCCGAAGTAAAGGGTCACTTCGAGCGGTCCTTCGTAGGGAACGTCAGGGATGAAATGGTTTGCACACAGCGAAAACTCCTTCATCCACTTCACCACCTCCGATTTGGAGGTCTTCCCGACGAACTGCCGCCCGTCCTTGGTCTTGAGGATTCTGAGGTCTGACTGGTGGGTAGTCCTGATAGGGACTAGTTCTACCAAAAACTTGCGTTCGAGGTAGTTGGGTATGTTATCGGCCATGGTTGACAGGTGGTCAAATGGCAGATAGGAGTCAACCATGGATAACGAGCGTCTAAGCACAAACCCCTCATCTCAGCATAAAGCCTCAAAAGTGCCCAAAGAGCGTAAAGACAAGGCAGAGGCCCTATTGAGGGAAGGTAAGCCAATCCTTGAAATCGCCAAGGAGGCCAAGATGTCGCCCAATAACGTCATGGCGGTCAAAAGGGCCATGCCCGAGTCAACTGGCCTTCAGGACGAGTTCAAGGCCACTACTGTCCGAAACCTCAAAAACTTCGTCCAGCAGGCTTCCCGCAAGTTGGTCGATGAACTGGACAACCTGCACGTCTCCCAGATTCCCATCGCCATGGGTATCGCCATTGACAAGATTCAGACCCTGCAAGACCAGCCCCAAAGCGTCGTAGAACACCGCTTCAGCATTTCACATGATACTATCAATAAACTACTTACGGAGCGTGGTGAGGCCCTCAAAAGGGCTAAAGAACAGGCTATTGACGCTGAAGTGGTGGTGCAAAAGCCAGATTCTACTCAGGCTTTTCTGGATTGGTCTAAAAATCCAAAGCATTCCTTTTTGAGCGGAAAGGATACATCTCCTAACCCGTTCGGCGAGAGCGACCTGCCAGCAATCGACCCCCCTCCCCCCCTCTAATTTGGGGTGATTAGGTCAGGATTTGATTTCGCACAAGATTCATTATGTCTAGTCTGGACGTAATCCTACGTGATTAGGTCAGGGTTAGACTAAAAGCAGGTCAAATCAGGCATCATACCACTTGGGGTATTGACATGGGGTATGCTTTGTTAGGTATTACCAGTGCCCTATGCGACGCGTTAAATCAGCCTAACCTGACCTTAGCCTGATTGGGTCATCCTTGGGGTCTAGGATTGGCCCTGAGGGCTTGGATTGACCGACATAGGCAAGGAGTGGCAACCAATCCTCCAAAGGGCTTGGATGGGCACTAGGATGACCTCTGAGGCATTATCATCTCCACCTGATACCAGACGTGAGCCATGTAGGCCCTTGGTCGAATGGCACATCCTGAGGAACGTCCTGAGGTCTTCGGTAGGCCAGACCATGGTCATGCAGTGCTTGCCACCGAGCATGAAGTTGTGAACCCAGAAGTCGGACGTGGTGACGGCGATGCCTGATGCCTTGCCTCTGCACCTGAACTCGAAGACGGCGTTGCCAGTGGTGGCCCAAGTATCTCGCTCGGTCTTGACCTCTACCTTGGCTTGGTCGGTGCCCAGCCATGCGAGCCACTTCTCACCTGCTTGGCCGTACTGAAGGTCTAGGTCGAACTTGGCTCTGTCGCTCATAGGATAAGTGGTATGCCAAGGTCACGCATGCTGATGTAATGGGCAAGCACCAACTTCTCGTATCTGTCTGATTGCTTAGCCTTACGTCGGGAGAGGCTGGTCGTGTAACCGATACTCCAAAGCGTAGCCTCCATGTTGTTACATACGACGAGTGAGAATTCAGAGGTGCCTACAATCTTGAGGCCAGCCATGTTCCTAATCTTGGGCACGATAGATGGCCCGAGGGAGTAGCATGCGTAGATGAGTGCGGGTGAGGGCTTGGCCAGATGCGACTTAACGAACTGCTCGATGATGGCCTCTACCAGCGTGTTCGCATAGGCACGTGCTACGCTGGCCTTGTGTGCGTCATGATAGGGATGAACGGGCAGGCACTTGGCCCTACGCAACTTGTCGATGTCCAGCCACGCACTCTGGTGTATCTGGAATCTGCCGATGGCTGGGCCATCAGGGCATCTCCTGTCACCTACCGCCATATCGTTGTTGCCAGACTCCACAATGGAGATGGCTCCCAAGATGATGTTCATTTCGTATCCAACTCTCATGTTGCCCTGTGCATGCACGATGCACGAACATGAGTGCATGGCCAAGAAAAAGAAGAGCAGATTCAAGATGCCCAAGCGTGTGATAGGTGAACTCATCGACGTGTATGCTGAGAACGAAGGCGTGTGCGTTGCGGTGCTGGAGCCGAGAGAATGGTATGACCACGCAATCGTGGACATAGTGCAAGACCCAAGCGACTGGTCGCACCACGTAGTGTACGACAGAGGCAACTTGGTTTATTGGCACACGCTCATGTGCCTGTATCAGAAAAACAAATACAGCACGTTCAAGTCATTGGAATCTGCATACACAAACGCTGATGAGAACTTCCACGATGACTGCGTCGAGTACGTGGAGTACAATACCATCAGAAGTCTGCCCTACATGGGCCCAAATAGGCCTCAAATTAGGGTCAATTTGGCCTCAATTTAGAAGTTTATTTCGTTGGTTATCAGCGACTTACGCAGAATCAACAGATTGGTGGTTGCACGGGGTGAAGTAAGTTGCATGGTCATTGGAGTTGGCCGCTGGGTAACACCAGTAACCGAGTCCTAGAGACGCAGGGCTCATTACATCGGTTCAGGCCAACTTCGCTCTTTCAAAACAACAGTTCATACACTAAACAACTACACATGACTCGGTCGTCTAACGGATAGGACTTCTGGCTACGAACCAGATAATGAGAGTTCGATTCTCTCCTGAGTCACCATTTCTCACACACATGAGTACATTAGGTCTGGGCCTCTGATAGTGCAAAGAGGTAAGAAGATGGGGCCATCCCATCACCCACGCCTACCAATTAGGGCGGTCTAATAAACTGTCCTTGGCTAACACCTTCGGGTGGCCAAAAAGCCTCCATCGGAGGCACCATTTATGAGGTCCTGAAGAGTATCGTGGTTGAAACTCCAAGGCGTAAGTCGGTTAGCATGGCCGAGCCTCACCTTCACCGCCCTAACGGGCACAACCAAACCACAACATGAACAAACACCAAATCGGCACCCTGTGGGTCGTCGCTCTGGTCATCGACACGGCGGCTCTAATCGCCCTCTGCGTGACCATCGGCCTCCTCTGGTAAACGCCAGCCCCTTCGGGGGCGTCACTTTCCAACCAACACACACATGAGTAAAAAAACCAAAAGTAAGTTCAAGTTCATCAAGGCATCTGCCGTCAGGGCCCACATCAGGGACGTAAGCGGCAAGAGGGTGTCCACGAACTTCCTCTACATCCTCGACGGATACGTAGGCAGGAAGATTGTCGAGGCCGCTCAGACCCACAATGGCGGTGCCAAGACTGTCAACGAAGAGGTCGCTGGATACTTGGGCATGTAATCAATCACCAACCAAACACACACATGAGTAAGACCAAAACCTACTACGTCACGCATACCATCTACGTCTGCATGGACATCGAAGCCAAGAGCGAGCAAGAAGCCCTTGATAAGTTCGACAAGGTCGTGAACGACGAAAAGAAGTACCTCTCCGTCATCTACGACTCCGAGAGCGACACCGAGGCTAACGAATCCTAATCACCAACCAAACACACACATGAAATACGAAATAGACATCAACAACATCAAGGTCACCAACGCCATCGCAAGCGTCATCAATGGTGCCTTCGAGACGGGCCTTAACCCTGCGTGGTTCGAAGTAAAGTCGCTCTCCAAGGGCGGCTTCCTAGACGCCGCCTTCGCTGGGCCTGAGAACGGAGACACCGCCAGCGGCAAGCCAGCCATCAAGGATTGGGTCGTCGAAGGCAGGCTGAACTGCGAAGGGCACAAGTCCAAGTGGACCAAGGTGACTCCCGCTCTCGCAGTCGAGGAGTGGACTAAGTACGTCAAGAACACCAAGGATAAGTTCCTGCCCAGCAAGGTGGAGGCTTACCTTAAGTATCTGGACTACCTGTCCAAGCCTGACCACGACGAAAGCAGGCTCGATAGCATCCTCATGGATGAGTACGAACCTGACGGCGTACATGACGATGCCATGGCCCAAATCGTCTTCAGCAACGGAGAGGGCGTCGTGTTCGGCTAAGCCATGAGGCTCATCTCCATCAAGGGCTGGCTGGGGGGCGACGTCTGCGACTACTGCGGAGCAGTCTGCCCCTTCGGCATGTGCCACATCTGCAACAAGTGACATGAACAAAGACGCCAAGAAACAACGGAAACTCCTCGTCCTAAAACTCAAGGAGAGAGGCGTCAGCGTAACCAAACCTCTCTTCGAGCACGGGCTCAGGGCCGAAAGGCTCAGCGGAGCCTTGGCTTGGGAGAGCAAGGTCGGACACAGGTCGGTCAGCACCAGAGTGAAGGAAGGCAAGAAGAGGGGCTACAACCCTCACAATGCCAGCGTCCAGACCCGTAAAGTAATCGTAAAGCATATCCCTATCACCCTGAGCATAGCAGAGTTGTCGAAAGCGACTGGCATGTTCAAGGGCACGGGAGGCACCAAAATGAAGGACAGCAGGAACAAGGTGGCGGATGAATTCGCCAAGACCCATAAGAACGAAGCCATGCGTACCCAGACCAACCTGTGTTATTATTACACTCGTGTAGGCAAAGGCTGGACCAAGGGTGGGCAGGGAAGAAAGCCCAAAAAGCCCGTTGACGAACAGCCGTCCTGATGGACACTGGCAAACGAACCAACATGAAATCATCGAAGCATCACGCACTCCAGCACGCCATCGCCGCAAGCGATGACAAGGCTAGGAGAATCGCATGGAAAGCCTACAGGCTCCTGTGCTACTACGAACCCAATGGCATGGACGACGTCAAGGCGTTGCTCCTCAAATCCATCGAACTTCAAACCCAGAAATAACACATGATTAACTACAACGAACTGCTCAACAAGAGCGAACCCAAGGTGTCATTCCTCAAGTGCGAAAGGCACGTGATGGAGGACGCCGACTACAGGGCCATGGACGGCATCAATCAGTCCTATCTGAAAAAGGTGTACACCCATGGCGTCATCCACGCCGAGAACCAGAGGCTCAACCCCATGGAGAAGACTCCCGCACTCGTGATGGGCAGTCTGTTCCACACGCTCGTGCTTGAGGAGGACCAGTTCACCAATCGTTACGCAGTCCTGCCAGACATCGACAGGCGTACCAAGGAGGGCAAGCAGGTGTATGCCGAATTCGAAGCGGCCTGCGGCAACAGGGACCTCATCAAAGAGATGGAACTGAACACCGCCATGCGTATGCGTGACAGTGCCGTGCCTCTCATGTATGACGGCGTCAGGCCCGACAGGACCAACGCCCTTAACGAAATCACCTACGCTGGCATCCTCGAAATCGAGTACAAGTGGGACGGCGAAGACGTCCGTTGCGAGTTCCCCTTCAAAATCAGATGCGACATGGTCGCACAGGTCGATGAGGGCGAACGCAAGGTGATTGAAATCAGGGACATCAAGTCCTTGGCATCGCTGTCGGATAACGACGTCATCGGCTCCGCTAAGTCGCACCAGTGGTCCATCCAGTGTGCGTTCTACAGGGACGTCGTGTTCGCCCACGAGCCCAAGCCCAGCAAGTTCGTCTATGTGGCCACCGAGAAGGAGGCCCCGAACATGAGCCGTAGGTTCGTCTGCTCTGAAGAGATGTACCAGCGTGGCAGGGCCCAGTACAAGCAGGCCTTCGTGAAGTACCATCGTTGGATTATCGCTGGCAGACCCAGCACCGCAGACTATGTCGGAGAGTCCATCCTCAACGCCTGATTTCCCGTTCAAGGGGGTGTGGGTGCCAGCCAAGGTCTTCAAGGACCAAAGGCTGACCCACGCCGACAAGTTCCTGTGGTCCATCGTGCACATCCTGAGCAACGAGAAGGGGTGCTTCGCAACCAAGGAGACTCTGGCCAACTACATGGGCTCGTCCGTACGCAACGTGCAGTACTCCCTGTCCAGACTGGCGGAGGCTGGCCTCATCGTCCGTGCCGACGGCAAGGTATGGGACGTCGTGACCAAGGCTCTGGAGGGTGAAATGGATTGCACCCCAGACGTGAAAATTTCTTCACCCCAAGTAGGAAAGGAATTTCACCCATATAGGAACAAGGATATGGATACGAAGAAAGTAAAGGAGGCTACGCCTCCGAACGAGGACTTCATCAGGTCTGATTCTGAACTGTCTAGGGTCTGGGACGAGTACCTTGCTTGGCGTAGGGCCAGCAAGAAGTCGGTCAACTCCCTGTACATCACCCGCTGGAACACCGAGTTCAAGAACTGGGGGGTGTTCGACGCCACCAGAGCCATCGAATCCAGCCTCAGGAACGGCTACCAAGGCATCTTCAGGCCTCAGGCGGGGATGAAGCCTCGTCCTCAGGCAAAAGGCCCCAACGACCACGCCAATGGCTTCTGACGCACCGCTCTGTCGCAATTTCAATTGCAACAACATCTGCCACGTCCGTGAGTTCGGAGAGGACGGCGTAGCCATCTACGAAACCCTGTGTACCCCTTGCATGGTGCATTGGAACAAGATGGTGATGTCCTTCGGTGCTCCGAAGAAGCCCGTGCCCGAGACTCCCATGCCTGCACTGTTTGCTGATACCGAAACCGAGCGTCTGGGAATGCTTGAGCGTGTCGCTCAGGAATGGACTCCTCAGGGCAAGGGCCTGCTCATCCATGGCTCAACCCGCAAGGGCAAGACTCGTACCGCATGGTACATCGCCAACAGGCTGTGGAACGATAACCCGTACAAGAACAAGTACCTGTTCCTTACCATGTTCGAACTTGAGGCTCGCATCGCCGCATCGTGGGGTAATAGCACTTGGGACAAGACCATGCTACACATGACCAACGTTCCGCTCTTGTTCCTCGACGACATGGGCAAGGAGAAGATGACTGACCGCATGGCATCGTGCCTGTTCGCACTCATCGACCAGCGTACCATGCACAAGCGTCCGACCATCATCACGACCAACCTGACTGGAGAGACTCTGCTTGAGCGTTTCCATGACAAGGAGACTGGTGCGGCGTTCGTCGCCCGTCTCAAGGACGAGGACCTGTTTGAAAGGTTCGCCGCAAAGTGATGCCTAGGTATCCATACAACGCACACAACATGACCATCGTCATACCGATAGAAGAATACGCCCGCCTCAAGGCCGAGGTCGAGCGGCTTCAGTCTATCCACAGCATCGACAGCATTGGCATCGAGCAGTTGAAAGCCGAGGTCGAGAGGCTGAAGGCCGAAAATGAAGCCGTGAAACTTGGAAACAAAGAGTGGCGACAGACGGCTATCGAGCGAGGAGAAATGAACGCCGAGGATGCCAATGCAATTGGCTTGCTCAAAGCCGAGGTCGAGCGGCTGACGAAGGCAGGGGATGCGATGGCTTCCTCCATCCAATTCAACGAGGAGATGGCTAAGGACTACAACGGCCCGACCATCGTTCACAAATCCGTTCAACGCTGGAACGCCGCCAAGGAGGGCAAGCAGTAATCCCGAAGTCGTTGTTATACATAAACTAACGTATCCTAAAAAAACTCATTTATTTTGTTGCAGGACGTCTAACTAAACGTTCTACTTCATCTACGACCCAGTAAACGCTGGGTAGAACCAACCAACCAACAACCAGCAACATGAGCGACATCAACATCAATCACGTCAATGCTCGTATCGAGGACCTCGAAAGGGAAATCGCTACCATCAAGGCTGAGAAGCAGAACCTCACCGACCCCGTCATCAAGGGACTCGGCGTCAAGTTCAGCGAACTCGACCTGAGCAAAGCCTCGGCTGTCATCCATCTTCACAACGCCGTCATCGAGCGTCTTGAAGAACTGACCGCCAAGGTTAAGGCCCTCGAAGCGAAAGCCAAGTAAGCCCAAGGGGGTGAGAGGCCCCCACCAATTTCCACACACATGAAAGAAGTAAAGAACATCACCAAGCCCAAGGCCAAGGACGAGCCGTACAACGGCTGGCCCAATTACAGCACCTATTGGGCCGCACACGTCATCGCCAACGACGAGAACCTGTACACGCTGTGCAAGGAACTCTGGGAGGACGGCTACAAGTCTTGGGGCTCGCTCTCCAATAAACTCAGGGAGTACGGCTCCAAGTGGCAGTCCAACTACACTGGCCTCAACTACGTCTGCTGGAAGGATAACACCATCAGAGGCGGAGAAATGACCAAGCACCTCAACGAACTTTTCCAACCCACCAAAAAATGAAAGATAACAAAACCCACCGCCTCATCTGGATTAAAGTCCCGACTGAGAACGCCAAACGTCTGGACGCCCTCGC